TAGAGCTAGTCCTACACTAAACAGCTTGATAATCCAGTTGAGTTTGCCCGCACGTTCATAGACTTTCTGAAGTCCGCTCTTTTTGCCAGCTTCGTCTGTCTTTAGTTTTTCATAAAGATCTATAACATCTTGTTGCATCTTCTGATTACTCTGGACAGCAGTTTTAATCTCAGCCGGAGTTAATTTAGGAGGCGCAGTGGCAGCTTCTCTGATGATTTCGTATACTTTCATAGTTATATTTACCTAGATACAAGATTCAATAAAAAATAGGCCAAAAAGTGCGTATATAAATACATGACTATCCGGAGTTATTATCATGGCCACAAACCCATTACAGCAGTACTTTAGACAACCAAAAGTTTATATCAAGTTACCATCAGGGGGTGCATATTCCAAGCCCGGCAACATACAGGGCGATGTTACACACATGCCTGTTTACGGCATGACTGGCATGGACGAAATTATAATGAAGACTCCTGATTCGCTGTTAACAGGGCAAAGCACAGCACAGGTCATTACCAGTTGCTGTCCTAACATCAAAGATCCTTGGGATATTCCCATAATCGACATCAATGCCATATTGGCCGCAATAAAAATTGCTACATTCGGCAACACACTCAGCGTGACCAGCAAGTGCCCCGGCTGTCAAACCGACAATGATTACGATCTAGATCTTAACAAAATCATTGAGCACTATATGAGTTGTCAGTACAACAACTCTGTGTCTGTGGGCAGTTTAAAAATTAAACTACATCCACTTGATTATAAAACCACTACAGAGTTTGGTATTCGCAACTTCCAACTGCAACAGCAGATGGTGCAAGCAGATCAAATGGAACAAGGTGATGCTCGCACTGAACAAATGAAAAGACTGTTCGAAGAACTGGGCAAACTGCAAACAGACATTATCAAAAGCATTATAGAAAGCATTGACACTGGTGCTCAAGTGGTTACAGAATCTGAATTTATCAACGAATGGGTTGACAACTGTGACAAGACTGTGTTCGACAACATCAGAGAACAAAACATCAAGAACAATGAAATCTGGTCTGTTCCTCCTTTTGATGTTGTCTGTGAGAACTGCGGCAAACAGGACAGCATCAAAGTAGAGCTGGATGAATCAAATTTTTTCGTCAAAGCCTAATTGGACTAGCACCTGAAGAAGTAGAACGGCGTCTAATTAGGCTAGACAACGAAATCAAAGAATTCAAGCAAGAACTATTTCGCATATCCTGGTACATGCGTGGCGGTGTTTCAGTCACGGAACTGCTTAACTACTACAGTTACGAAGATCGTGACATGATATATAGTGTGATTAAATCTAATCTTGAAGCTACTAAAGAAACTCGTATGCCTCTGATATAAAGAAGAACTACGTTCTTCTGTTTTTCGCTTGCGCTCAAACTTTTCTTATTTCTTTAATCGATTTATAGTGCGAAGCACTTAAGATATTATCTAGATTGTTCAGTCACACTTTGCCCTAGCCGGGCAAAACGTGGACATTATCTGAGTTGAACATGATCACAGTAGCAATATGGCGTTACAGAGGCGGTCATCCGGTACCTCGAGCCAAGTCTTTATATGACGGCAATTAGTATACATTCGCTACCATATATACTAATCCAGGGTTTTTCTCCCTTCTTTTAGCCTTTTAAATTTGTTTCTTGCAAGTCAAACCAGTTTGAGGCATATCTGATCGTCGTCCTGTAAAGGATAGTGACTTTGCTGATCTGCGCCAAGCAGACACTCCTTACCGCCACACATCAGAGCGGATTACGGGCACCTTAACTGCGCCGGTGCGGGCTTATTTGGCGTTATTTTGCCTTGTTTTCTTGGAGTTTCTTAATGTGTGAGCCGTGTACACGCACTTGAATATGGCCGTTATAGTAGTCGTTTGACTCTAAAACTCTGCGTGAAAACTGCTCTCTAGCCTCTACATACGACATTTCTGCTTTGGAAATACAGTAAAAAAGTATTTCTCTGCGAAAGTTTTCTGTTCCTAACTGCGTAACATCCTTGGTTAATTCTGGACTTGAGCCATAATATGTGGGCCAGTCCGAGTCAATTTTGCTACGGATTTTCTTTTTTTTCTTGGTGCCGTTCTTTAATTTTACTGTCTTTGTGACTGTTTTAGAAAATTTTGCTAGTTTTTTGCCTATGTACATGCGACCTGTAATAGTATTCGTGATTATATATACGAATCCTACACAATCTTCAGGAAGTTCTGAAACTAATTGATCTTGATAGTACCATGACATCAATTAGTTAGTGTCGTTACTGTCCCCTTGTGCCTTCTTTTGAGCGCGACGAACCTTGCGTTCATCTAGTTGCGCTCGCTTTTCTACTTGCCAAAGCCTAATTGCCTTACGTCTTGCCGAACAAATGTGCCTAATATCTGATAATAAATGACGAAGTCGTATGGTACTGGCGTAAGTATCATCGTTGAACCACTGCTGATTCTCCTCAAAATACTTGCGAAATGTAGCCATCAGCTCACGATGTAGCTCTTCGTCCTTGTCAATCAATCGGTAATCTCCAAATCATTAGCATAACTAGTGAATCCGTTTTCCTTAACGACCTTTAATACGTTGTTGACACGCCCGATCAGTTCATCTTTGTGCGATATCAAGAAAATATTCTTCTTGCGCTCACGTGCCATCTTCTTAAGTACTGCCAGTGCGCCCTCTACACCTGACGCATCTAGGCCGTTGTCTATCAATTCATCAACAAACAACAGGTTAATCTGCTGATACAGTGATTCCCAAACATCACGGAAAGCCCATGACAAACCTAATATTAGTCGATTACGCTCACCACGCGATAGGTTATCAAAGTCTAAATCTTGCCCTAGCTGTGTGATCAGCACAGATAAATCGTTCTGGAACATGACAGTATGCGGTAAACCCATGCGATCTAAGTAGTAGGTCAAGCGATTATTAAGATAAGCCAGATTCTGATCAATGATTTTCTTGCGGATAAACGAGTCTTTTGACGTCAATAGCTTGAGCAAGAACTCCTGATGGTCCTTTAAACTGCTGAGTGTATTGACATGATCCCAAGAAATCTCCTGAATAGCAGTATGACGTAGCTCATCTATCTGTTCTTGATAAGGATCTTGCTCACCTGCTTTAACTGTTAGGTTAGTTTCTAGACTCTTTAAGTTATTCTGATGCTTGAGAGCCTGCTCAACTGTGTCGTAATATGTGTTGGGTCTAGTGGTTACTTCGCCCAGTTCTGCTATGTCCGCGACAATTTTAGCCAAATCTTTTTCGACCTTGGCATAATATTGCCGGGCCTCGTCAAGGTGTGCTTGTGCGACAGCAGTCATTTCTTCATGCTTATGGTCATGTAGCTCTTGTTCACAAGCGTGACAAGTCTTGTTAGCCAACAAGCCAAGCTCGCGATCATACTTCGTGACGCTTCGCTCCGCTTGCGCTATCGCGCTATCTAACGTAGCCCGCTCCTTATTCAGGCTTTTCAGCTTCGCTGCCTTATCTTCATAGGCTTTTAGCTCGCTGTGCTTCGCAAGCTCAGTATCTATATCTACGTTTTCTAGCTCTACAATAGCACGGGCTATCTTTTCAATTTCTGCTTGATGCTGGGTATTCCATGCACTTTGTTTAGTTGTTAAACTATCAATGCTCTTTTGTATACCTTCGTTGCTACGTTTTGTAGCTTCAATAGCGGCATTTTCTTGTGTAATTTCATCTTTAGTTGATTTGATTAGTTCTTTAAGTGCTTCTGCTTTCTCACTTAGTACAGTAATACCTAATAATTGTTCAATGATTGCTCGTTGATCATTGGCTCGCATACTAAGGAAAGGCTCTGTATAGGTATTGAGTGCTACAATATGTTTGAACATATCATGACTCATACCTAACAAATCATCTAAATCCTTTTGTGTTTCGCGCATGTCTCCTTGTGCGTCATCTGTTTCTTCTGAACTTTGTTCTATATCATTGACATAAAACTGAAGTACGTTAGGTTTACGCCCTCGTTCAATGCGATAATCGATGCCGTCCTTTTCAAATGCTAGTGTAACTAACATGCCTTTATTGTTAATCTTATTAACAAGATTATCTTTTTTAATATTAGTTAACGCCTGTCCATATAATGCAAAGGTTAGTGCATTGACAATAGTAGTTTTGCCTGTACCGTTGCGTGATCCACTGTCATCTCCACCTTGATCTAAGTTTTCTCCTAGCACAAGTGTAAGATTCTGTTGTGCAAAGTTTACAGCCTGGGTTTGATTGCCCACGCTCATGAAGTTTTTTACTGTTAATTCTTTTAATTTTATCATAGGCTACTGTAAATCGCCAATAGTGTATTTTTGTCGTAGGTATCTGAATCAATACTTACAATTTGATTGCTTACAATTTGATCAATACTTTCAAATGATTGTATATCTATATTGGTATTGATTTCAATTTCTTTCTTTTCTGCAATTAGAGTAAGTTCACGGATATCATAATCAGCGATAAACTTCTCTTTAATAAAACTTGCTTCTTCAAAACTAATATCGATATCTAATGCAACACGTAAATGTTGCTTAGGTTTAATAATAGTATCGGCTTCGTCGATTAATTGACTTAATTTAACTGTACGGAATGTAGGTTGTTCAGGCCAACTGTGAAATTCAGGTTGTCCTCCCCATTCTAATATCATCATACCTCTGTCATCATCCCAAGCATCTGAATAGTTGTGTGGAAATGCGTTACCAATGTAACACATATTTTCATTCATTTGACGTTTGTGGAAATGCCCACTAAAGCCCATTTCAAATCCTTTAAAAGCATCTACTTGCAACTCACCGTGATCCGGCATTTGCACCATTGCGTTCATGAAGAACTTGGGGAGTTCGAAGTGTCCGAAGCAATACTTACCGCCCTTTTTGCTTATTGATTTCCATTCTTCACCAACAAGCCAGGGACACATTGTGACATCTCCAATAGTAGTAGGCTCATGTACCACAGTGATACCAGGTATATACTTTCCAAATTCCACAGAGTGTATGTCCCTTTTATCTTTATAGTACAAATCATGATTACCAGGAAAGAAGTAGAACTGATCAAACGCCTGCCCCAACTTTTCCAAGGCCCTAAGGCTATAATCCATTGTAGTAATGTTAAGGCTATTACGATTATGATGCCAATCGCCCATAAAGATACCTGTATCACAACCTTCCTCCTTTGCTTTAGCAATATACCAATCTACAAAGTCTTCACAGTCTTGGTTGTGTACTGAACTGTTAGACTTCAAACCAAAGTGGATGTCTGTAAATGCGGCGATTTTTTTAAACAAATTACTCACTAGATGTGTCCTCTGCATGTCGTTTTAGTGCCGCGGCATGTTCGCCTGCACCGGTACGACTGTAACTTGGGTTCATACCGTTGATTTCTAAAATGTCATCCCGGATATTTTGATTACGTTTTTCGATATTAATAACTCTAACAAAGCTGTTAGTAACAGCGGCAGTAAAATAAGCAAAAGGATTATCGGATTTCGATTCATCAAATTGTAGTCCTATCTGTGTTAATTGTAAAATGGCTTGACCCTTCATTTCATCATTATATGTGTAGCCGCGAACGTTACCGCGAGTAGCATATCTCTCACATAACTTTAACATCATTCTAGCTAAGTTGTTAGTAATTTGGCCAGCATCTTTATCAAATTTACCTTTAGCTAGTGTACCTTTCCAATGACTTTTACCAACACATTCAAGTTCGTTATTTTCATTAAACTTCCAATGTTGAAATGGAGGAAAGTTTACTTTGTCTCTGTGATCTGCTAGACTCTTTGGATTTTTCTTACGAGTATTGTTTAATGGAATATGATCAAATGTCATTACTCGAAAAATAACATCAGTTTTGGCAATCTTTTTGTAGTCAACTTCACAGTCGGCTATCTTAACTTTTTCTCCCGCTTTTTTACGAGTCTGGTAATCTAAATCTCCGATACGTTTTGCACGATTGCGTTTGGCTTCTGCTATGGTTCTAATATTAATTTTATCAACACTGGCAACTATAATGTCGTATTGATGATATTCTGGCTTGGCAAAAACACAGTAGCTACTTTTTGATTTATGTATTTCGGCTAGCATGTCCTTATTGTTTAAGTAATTTACTTTTGGGGTTGATGGTATTGTCATTAATTCATTCTCCGGATGTGTTATTATAAACTACGCACTTTATAAAGTCAACTAAATATTGTACCAAAAGAGGATTTTATTATGGCAGTTCTTGGATCAACAATTACAACATTAAGTGCCGGCGCAGGCGTCATTGCAAGTGGTGTGCAAGCAGTTAGTGTAGCTAGAAATTTAGGAAGTGCGTTATCAGCTAATTTGGCAACAGGTGATGTAGCAGGTGCAATTCGTTCAGTTGATTTGCCAGCCGCGGGAGAAGCAATTGGCGATTTGACTAGTGCATTTGCCGCATTTGGCGGCGGCGATGCACCTGATAATGATTGGCGTGTCAGATTAAGTCTCCCAACTTGGTCCAGCTTTAGAAATAGTCCAGTACTTACACCATTAAAAGATGCCGGCGGACTAATATTCCCTTACACTCCTTCAATTACTGTTGCTAGTAGTGCCAGCTATAGTAATATTGATACAGTACATACTAATTATCAATTCCGTGCTTTTAGGAACAGCGATCCGGGCACTATAACAATTACAGCGCCGATGAACGTTGAAGATCAAACTCAAGGGCTTTATTGGATTGCCGCAGTTCATTATTTGCGTAGTCTAACAAAAATGTTTACAGGGCAAGATCCTAAAGCAGGAACTCCTCCTGTGATTGTAAAACTTAACGGATATGGCAATTATGTTTTTAAAAATGTTCCAGTAATAGTTACTGCATTTAACACAACATTGAATAACGATTGTGATTATATCGGAGTACCCGTAGTAGGTAGCGAAGCAGGAGCTATCCAGGGAATAACAGATTCAATTAGTGGACTATCAGACAGTCTCGGCGGATCCATACCTGGTGTCTCTGATCTGCTTGGCGGTGTAAGTACACTTGCAGGTGGCATTGGAGCCATTGCTGGACTTGCCGGAAGTTTAGGGTTAGGCGGTACAACCTCCGGAGGTATAACTCATGTACCAACAAAGAGTAGTTTTACAGTAACACTTCAGCCAATCTACAGCAGAAATGCAGTACGTACATTTAGTCTAGATAGATTTGTTGGTGGCGGTTACTTAAACAATAGTTTTGGATATATCTAATATGGCAATTTATACAAATACTAGTCCTTGGTATAACACTGATGTTGTTAATAATCATCTTGATGTTTTAAATATTAGACCTGTTAGTGCAGAAGCAGATGATTATCTCTATACCATACAACCTCAATATACATATCGTCCAGATTTGTTAGCCTCTGACTTGTATGGCGATCCTAACCTATGGTGGGTTTTTATACAACGCAATCTTGATATATTACAAGATCCTATTTTAGATTTTATTCCCGGAACTCAAATTTACATTTGTAAAAATAGTAGCTTAAAGACAGCTTTAGGATTATAACATGGGTGTAGATTTAGCAAAAGTAGCAGGAGCAACAGCCGCAGTTGGTGTAGCGGCAGCGGCAGTATCATCATTGTCATCTTCTGGACCGGCTACTGGATTGTCGGCAACAGCTGGTTCTAACGGAGGATCGGGATTCTTCAGTAAATTATTATCTGGGGTTAAACCTCCTAAAGTACCTATTCCAAATCCGTTGTTTAAGTATGCTAGCTATACATATGAAATTGGTTTAGGTGTATTGCCCGACGGACATTTATTAAACCCTGACAAATATATGAAAGGTTCAGTACCTTTAATTTTTAAATCTGCTGGAACAAGTCCTCTCAATAGAGTTAAAACTCCTTACGGCGCCTTTGATTTTTATATCAATGATTTAGTTATGGATTGCTTACCTGTACTCCAGTCTAATAGTATATCTAATGTTACAAACTTTACATTTAATGTTATTGAACCATACAGCATGGGGATGTTTTTAATTGCTTTACAAACTGCGGCTCAAAAATATGCGCAACAAGACAACTGGCTTCAAGCTCCTTTCCTACTAACAATAGATTTTAGAGGCGTAACTGAAAGCGGGCAAATGGTTAACATACCTAATACTAGTCGCAAAATACCTATTAAACTTACTAATGCCGCCATGACTGTAGATGAAAAAGGTTGCGTCTATGCCATGCAGGCTATCCCATGGGGTGCGACAGCTCAATCAAAAGCAGATGCAGGTATAAAATCAGATATTTCTATATCAGGAACTACAGTACAAGAAATGTTGCAGACTGGAGAAAAAAGTCTTCAGGCTGTTATAAATGCAAAATTAAAACAACAAAAAGAAAAAGGTATAGTACCAGTACCAGATGAAATAGTAATTATATTTCCTACAGATATTTCTAGCGGCGGCAACAGTAAAAAGAATGACAAAACAGAAAGTTCATCATCTGCAACTACTCCTGTTAGTATAGATGCTATTGCTAAACAGTTAAAATTAACAAGAACCGGAGCGATTGGTTCAGATAAAAATGTTAATCTTGTGCAGGCCGATGCTGATTGTAATATCATAGGACAATCAAAATTAGGATTTAGTGATTTAAGAAAAGGTTATCAACCAGTAGGCAAAGACAAAGAAATATACAATACTGTTAAAGATGTTAATGTTCGATCTAATAATGTCACCGATGTAACATTATCTGATTTTAAATTTAGCCAAGGTACTGATATCATGAACGCTATTAATCAAGTAATATTGAATAGTGATTATGTAACTAAAGCATTAGAAAAAGGTCAAATTGATAATAAAGGTCAACGCCAGTGGTGGAACATAGATACACAAGTTTATAATCGATCCACTGATGAAAATTATGCTGTTACTGGAATGAAACCTAGGGTAATTGTTTATAGAGTTATACCATATCTAGTTCATACTGCTAACAAAAGCGCACCTAATCAATTGCCCATTGGAATGAGTGAATTAGGCGCAGAAATAGTTAAACAATACAATTATATCTATACAGGAAAAAATGTAGATATTATTAAATTTAATATTCAATTTGAGTTTAGTCAAATTGGAATCATGGGACAAGCTACCCTTGCACAAACACAAGATGAACGTAAAGCCGCTGAATCAGCCGGTGCTAAAGATAAAAAAGAAGATAATAAATCACAACCACAACCGCCAGGTAATAAACCTTCTCTACTAACTGGAGTATTATCTACAGCGCAACGATGGATAGAATATGTTACTGGAACAGACTATAATGGTGGCGGCGGTAATGAAAATTTTGCCACTAGGGCGGCAAGATCATTTCATGATGCTGTAACAAGTCCAGGAGACATGGTAGATTTAGAAATGGAAATTATTGGAGATCCTTATTATATAATACAAAGTGGATCGGGGCCTTACACTAGTGCTATACAATCACAAAATTTAAATCAAGATGGTTCTATGGCACACTTAAATGGCGAAGTACACATTTCTGTAACTTTTACAACGCCAGTAGATATAAATTTATCTACAGGATTATACGACTTTGGCAAAACAAAAACAGCACCGGTAAAGCCATGGACAGGTTATTATAGATTAACTGGCATTACTAGTAAATTCAAAGACGGAACATTTACACAAACACTAGTTGGATCTCGTATCCCGGGGCAAGAACAACCTAAATCTAATGCGGCCACTCCTGATACTACATACAACATACAAAATAAAACAGAACAAAAATCTAGCAAATAACTATGGCAAAAATAACCGATTACTACTCTCCAAAAGAAATAGAACCGTCGTCACCTGGCCCATTTCTTGCGTCTGTAGTTAGTCATCAAGATCCTACTTACATGGGAATACTTGAGGTTGAAATTCTAAGACCATCTGGATCAACACAATCTGGATCTCAAGGACAATTACATCAAGTAAGATATCTAAGTCCGTTTTATGGTGTTACTAAATTAGCTGATACTAATACTGACCCTAATGCAAATAATTTTACTAATAGTCAACAAAGCTATGGTATGTGGTTTGTTCCGCCAGATGTAGGAACTACTGTTGTTGTAATTTTTATTGACGGTGATCCAAAGCGTGGATTCTGGATGGGATGTGTAGCAGACGACAATATGAATTTTATGTTGCCAGGCATACCTGCCACACAAAACACAGTTGAAACTACACCTGGAGATAATAATCCAGATCCGCATTTAGGCCGTGCACCTACCGGAGAGTATAACAAATTAATTGACGGGAACAATGCGCCTGGCGACCCAGAAGCACTTAAAAAACCTCAACATCCTCTTTATGCAATTTTACAAAATCAAGGATTAAGCCTAGACGACATTCGAGGACTTACTACAAGTAGTGCTCGTAGAGAAACTCCTAGTATGGTATTTGGAGTTAGCACTCCAGGCCCATTAGACAAGCGAGCCGGAGCTCGTAGAGGAACACAAGGTAAAAAAGAATACGAAATAAAAAGTGCTCCACTTAGTCGCTTGGGTGGTAGTAGTTTTGTTATGGATGACGGTGATGACAAGTTCATTAGGATGACAAAAGCTAATGCCGGTCCTCCTGCATATGAATCAGTTGAAGCATTACCAGACGGACAAAAACCAGCTGGTGATCAAACACTCCCTCACAATGAATTGGTTCGTATTCGTACACGAACTGGACATCAAATACTTTTACACAATTCGGAAGATTTAATTTATATTGCCAATGCTGCCGGTACTGCTTGGATAGAATTATCTAGTATGGGAAAAATTGATATATTTGCCGCAGACAGTATTAGTGTGCATACTCAATCAGATATGAATTTTTATGCCGACCGTGATGTTAATATAGAAGCTGGTAGAAATATTAATATGAAATCTAAAACAAGAACACAATTAGAAACAATGGGTGATCTTAATGTTCTTGTAGGTGGTAATTACAAAGTAAATGTAGTAGGTGATTACATTAATGTATTAAAAGATTTCAATGTAACTACTACTAAATCAATAAACTTAACCAGTTTAAATACAAATTTAAAAAGCAGTAATAATATTTTAATGACAGCATCTACAATAGGTGAAAACGGTCCGCCAGCCGCATCTGCACTAGCAACTGCACCATCGGTATTAACAACATTTGACAACATATATGATTTAAAAGGATCTAAAATTACCAGTATCATGAAACGTATTCCAAATCATGAGCCTTGGCCACAACATGAAAATTTAGATCCGTTGTTTATGACTACAAGTGCTACAGATAGAGAAAATACTGAACCTGTTACATTTACTGCAAATAAAAATAATCAACTAATTCCGCAATATTATGGTGTCTATACAACTGCAACAGATACCTTTACAAAATACAAAGGAACCGCAAGCAGTAAAGGAGCATAATTATGGCCAACAGTCTATATACTAAAAAAGTTATCACAACAAAAGCTACAGCAAACGCACCTTCTACTCCAAGAATGTATAGAGGATTCAGCACAGTTAGCACAAATACGCAAAATTTTGCCTTGTATGATTTTGAACTTATTAAACAAGATTTAATAAATCATTTTCATGTTCGACAGGGTGAAAGATTAATGAATCCCACATACGGATGTGTAATATGGGACCTGTTGTTTGAGCCGTTGACTGCTGAACTCAAAGAAGTAATTTTACAAAATGTTAATCAAATAGTTAATTTTGATCCTCGTATACAAGCTGAAAATGTACTAGTAACAACATACGATACTGGTATACAAATAGAAGCTATGTTAAAATATGTTCCTTATAATTTGCAAGAAAAATTACAGATTCAATTTGATCAAGTTAACGGCCTAACAGCACAAACCGCATAAAATACGCATATAATTTTATCAAATAAATACAGTTATTAGGATCAATCATGAGTTCAACTACTAGACAAAACAATCTACTACTAGCAGAAGATTGGCAAAAGATATATCAAAGTTTTAGAAATGCAGATTTCCAAAGCTATGATTTTGACAATCTACGCCGTACTATGATTGACTATATTCGTACAAATTTTCCTGAAGATTTTAACGATTACATCGAGTCTAGCGAATATCTTGCTTTAATTGATATCATTGCGTATGTAGGACAAAGTATTGCTTTCCGTGCAGATTTAAATGCTCGTGAAAACTTTTTAGAATTAGCAGAACGTAGGGAAAGCATATTAAGACTAGCACGTTTAGTTAGCTATAATGCCAGTAGAAATGTAGCCGCACAAGGTTTATTAAAATTCTCAACAGTACAAACTACAGAAAATGTATTAGATAGTAATGGTAGAGATCTAGCTGGACAATATATTAATTGGAATGATAGTAGTAATCCTAATTGGTATGATCAATTTATTAAAGTACTAAATGCGGCATTCCCACAAACACAACAGTTTGGAAATCCATCAGACAGTGCCACAATTTATGGTGTGCCTACAGCACAGTACAGATTTAATGCCAACAACACCGATGTTCCTGTTTATGCTTTTACAAAAACAGTAGCAGGTAGAAACATGGATTTTGAAATTACCAGCACTAGTTTTACAAATGAAACCTTTATATATGAAGAGCCTCCAAAAATTGCCAATCAAATTGCCTGTGTCTATAAAGATGATGGCTATGGTGCTGGAAGTCCCGGTACTGGTTTCTTTTTTAATTTTACTCAAGGTACATTAAACACCGGAACATTTTCAGTTACTAATCCTAGTACTAATGAATCAATTGATATTAACACACCTAACATCAATGACAGTGATGTATGGCTATATCAGTTAAATCAAAGTACAGGACTTGAAAGCACCTTATGGACTAAGATTCCTGCACTAACTGGTAATAATGTTATATACAATTCTGTAAATCAAAAAACTAGTACTATATATGCAGTAACTACGAAAGTAAGTGATGCAGTTAGTTTAAATTTTGCCGACGGTATCTTTGGTAGTTTACCTAATGGTGATTTTAGAGTATATTATAGAATTAGTAACGGGTTGACATATACTATTAATCCGGCAGATATTGTTAATGTATCTATAGCAATACCTTATATTTCTGCTCTAGGCGCACCGCAAACATTAACAGTTAGTTTAAGTTTAGCAAGTTCAGTAATTAATGCTACAGCATCTGAAACTAACGATAGTGTTAAACAAAATGCACCGCAAACATACTATACACAGAATCGTATGATAACAGGCGAGGACTATAATATTAGTCCGCTTGCCGCTAATTTGCAAGTTGCTAAAGTAAAATCTATTAACAGAACATCGAGCGGTATTAGTCGTTATTTTGACTTAACAGATCCAACAGGAAAATATTCTAGCACAAATTTATTTGCCGATGACGGCGTAATTTATCAACAACAGTATACTACGGGTACTACATTTTCAGTATCTGGCAGTCAAGTAGACGGCGCATATATTCAAGGTGTTATAGACAATACTGTAATGCCAATTCTTGAAGATCCTAATCTTAGAAATTTCTTTTATTCAAATTTTGTAACTTATACTGCCTCTAGTTTAAATGTTTCATGGTTCTCAGTTACTAACGACAGTAATAGTTCAAGTGGTTATATTGGCGGAACATCAACAACTACTCCATTTACTGTTGGAAGTTATACACTTACAGATTTGAAATATATCACAGCAGGAGCATTAATTAAATTTACAGCACCAACTGGGTATTATTTTGATACTAAACAAAAAAATAAACTAGTAGCTGGTACTACTTTGCCTAGCGGTGGAACAAATTATTTGTGGGCAACTGTAGTTTCTGTCAACGGAGACGGTACTGCTAGCGGAACAGGAGTCCTATCAACAGGCTTTGGTGCGATTGTGTTGAGCAAAGTTTTACCGACACTAACTGATAGTACAGGTAAAATTATAGCGGCTCCTGTAGTTTCTCAAATTATACCACAATTTAGTACAACATTAACTTCTAGTGTACAAGCATCAATGATTGATTTAATCCTTAGTAATTCATCATTTGGATTAAGATACGATGCTAGTACTACAAGCTGGCAAATTATTTTTGAACAAAATTTAAATATTAATTCAACATTTAATTTGCAATATCAAGGCAACAATACTAACACTCAGCAGGACGCCAGCTGGTTGTTGTTGTTTACTACTGACACATTGACATACACTATTACAGAACGTGCTGTTCGTTATGTGTTTGAAAGTGATGCAGAAGTTACATTTTATTTTGACGACAGTGTAAAAATTTATGATATAGTAGGATCAAATACTATAACAGATCTTGTTAAAATTTTAAACATTAACACTCAACCAGACTCGCCTAGCCCTTTCACAATTGATTACCCATGGCAAGTTGTAAGTGAATATATTGGACAAGATGGATATATTGATCCTAAAAAAATTATTATAACATTTGCAGATCCAACAAACAGTGGAGTTGTTGATAATCCACAACAGTTTTTAGATATTGTTTCTCCTTCTACTAATTTGTTACACAAGTTTGTTGTACAAAAAAGATATGAAATTACTCAAGGACAAGAAGATTACAAATATGTTGTTAACGATCCTTTAACTGGACCGGTGCTAGTTTTTAGTACACAAACAGCCGCGTACCCTTTAAGTCAATGGACTGCCGGACAGTATTTTTATTTTATTGATACACAAACTGTTTTCCAATACTTTCCAACAAATACAACACAGCAATTACAACCAACCTTAGATTATAAAGTTTTTGTTGGTAGAGATAATTTAAGATTTCAATATACTCATAGTGCAGATTATGCTAGCCGCATTGATCCGGGATCAAGTAATATCATGGATGTCTATGTATTAACACACAGCTATGATATTGCATTTAGACAATGGGCCGCAACTGGCGGAGTAACAACTGAGCCATTACCTCCAAGCCAAGATGAATTAAACACATTGCTGTCACCTAATCTTAATCTAATTAAATCTATTAGTGATGAAATCATCTACCATCCAGTAAACTATACATTGTTATTTGGAACTCTAGCTGATCCTAGCTTGCAAGCAACTTTTGAAGTTATGATTAATCCTACATCAGCAGTTAGTTCAGCTAATGTAACAGCTCGAGTATTGACAGCAATTAATCAATTCTTTGCTCTTGAAAATTGGGACTTTGGTGATACGTTTTATTTCTCAGAATTATCAACTTATGTAATGAATCAATTATCACCGGATATTATTACTTTTGTCATCGTACCAGTTCAGACTGGGCAATACTTTGGTAGTTTATTTGAAATTAAATGTCCTAACAACAGTATATTTTTAAGTTGTGCTACAGCAACAAACATACAAGTAGTAGCAGGTTTAACTTCTACTAATCTTAAAACAGTAACAGGGACAGCATTGTCGGCAACAGTATCTAGTCAACAAATTACTAGTGCAAATTATGGGGCAAATAATTAATGGCAACAAATGGTAACATTCCAACAGGTAACACTGGCCTAGGTGTAAATTTTCTTCCAGATTTTTATCAAACACCTGCAAACAAAAAATTCTTACAAGCAACCCTTGATCAATTATATCAACCAGGCACAGTAACAAAGACTAGCGGATTTATTGGTCGAGAAAATGCCAAAGCGGCAACAGGTACAGATGTATATGTGCAAGCAGCCTCTACTGTTAGACAAAATTATCAACTTGAGCCGGGAATGGTAATCAAAGATAATTTAGGAAATGTCACATTTTTTAAAGATTATCAAGATTACATTAATCAATTGAATGTATTTGGAGCCAATACTAAAGACCATGCACGATTAAATGCACAAGAGTTTTATAGCTGGGATCCACATATTGATTGGGATAAGTTTGTTAACTTCCAAGATTATTACTGGATGCCTTATGGCCCTGACGTAATTAGAATTTATGGACAGCAACAAAATGCAGTTAGCACGTATACTGTAGAAATACAATCTGAAAGCAATGTTAATGAATATTTGTTCACACCTAATGGATTAGATTTAAATCCAACTATTAAATTATATAGAGGACAAACTTATAATTTTGTTATTAACAGCCCAAGCAATGTTTTTAGTATTAAAACAACTAGATCAATTGGTTCAAGTGATCGGTATGCTACAGGCATTACAAATAACGGCATAACTGACGGGGTAATAACTTTTGCAGTTCCAGTTGATGCACCGGATCTTTTATATTATCAAAGCGAAACAGATAGTTATCTTGGTGGTGCAATTGAGATTTTTGACTATCTAGAAAATTCTAGCATTGATGTTGAGAACGAATTTCTTGGTAAAAAAACTTATACACTAAGCAACGGAACAGCAGTAAGCAACGGTATGAAAGTACAGTTTGGCGGTAATGTTACACCTGCAGAGTATGCTACCGGAAGTTATTATGTAGAAGGAGTAGGTACAGCTATTAAACTAGTGCCAAGCTCTCAACTAGAAATTGTTACTTCTTATACTACAAATAATCCTATTAATTTTGATGCAACATCGTTTGATGTAAGCCCATTTGATGATGCTACCGGATTTGCTAGTATTCAAGATTATATTGTTGTTAATCGTGCTAGTAGAGATCATAATCCGTGGACTCGATACAATCGTTGGTTCCATAAAGATGTAGTTATAGCATCGGCATCATATAATAAAGATGTGCCTGTTTTAGATCAAACTGCTCGTGCTGTTAGACCAATTATAGAATTCCAAGCTGACCTTAAATTATTCAATATGGGCACAACAGCTATAGTCGATGTTGATCTAGTAGATACATTTACTACTAATGTCTTTTCAACTATTGAAGGATCTCGAGGTTATAATGTTGATGGAGTACAATTAATACACGGACAAAAAATATTATTTTTAGCAGATACAGATCCATTAGTACAAAATAACATTTATGAAGTTGGTATAGTTAACGTTCGAGGTTATAATCAAATTACATTAACACAAATTGTAACACCAGAGTTGAATCAATCAACTTTAGTATTGCAAGGCGACAAGAATAAAGGGTTAATGTACTGGTATAACGGTACAACATGGACCACTGGTCAGCAAAAATTATCAACTAATCAGCCTCCGTTATTTGATATAGTTGACAGTAATGGTATAAGTTACGGCGATACTAATACATACATTGGTAGCTCCTTTGTTGGAACTAAGTTATTTTCATATACTGTTGGTACCGGATCTAATGATATAATTTTAGGATTCCCATTAAGTTATCAAAATGTAAGTAACATTGGTGATATAGCATTTCAATTTGATTTAGCAACCGATACATTTAACTACAAGCTCAATTCACAATTAATGACAGTGAAAGTCGCATCGGGATATCTACTAAGTTTTGATTATTCTGGCAACGAAGTTTTTGTTAACGGTTGGCAAACTTGTACAACTCCTACAGTACAAGCGGCTGTAAGAATATACAAAAATTCTGGAAAAACTAATGACTTTGCTATTGATGTTTACGATGATATTTCTAATCTTTCAGATTTAATAGTAAAAGTTTATGTTAACGGTATACGTTTAGATCCTAGCCGTTGGACATTAGTAGCCGGAGCTGCCTATTATGAGATAGTTCTTAATAATGATATTGCAACAACTGATGTGTTGACCATTAGAACATTTGCGGCACAACCAATTAACACTAACGGTTATTATGAAATTCCTGTTAACTTACAAAATAATTCTTTAAATTCTAATATTGTTTCTTTTACACTAGGCGAAGTAACTGATCACGTAAACAGCATCATTGATAATTTACCATCAAATTTATTTACGGGAGCTTTTCCTGGCGATAGCAATATAAGAGATTTAGGTAATATTACCCAGTATGGTACTAAATTTATACAGCATAGCGGACCATTAAGTCTTGCCATGTATCACATTGGTTCAGAAACAAATAATGTTATCAAAGCACTTGAAACTGCACGAGATGACTATAACAGTTTTAAACGTAATTTTATTTTAACAGCTAGCAATTTAGGTGTTGACGGAACTACAGTACAGTTAGTAGAATTAATTTTACAAAAAATTAATAAAGATAAACCTAGTACTGCTCCTTATTATTTTAGTGATATGGTGCCTTATGGTGCTAACACAACGACTGATCTAACAGTTGTAGATTATAGAATTAAAACATATCCACTAACTAATGTATTTTCTTTAGATACCTTATCTAGCAAAGCAGTTGGAGTATATCATACTTCAAATAAAGTTAAAGTTCAATTAGTTTATGGACGTGATTATACTTTTAATAGTCAAGGATTCATTGAAATTACATCAGCGGTAAATTTAATCAACGGCGATATAATTACTACGATTGAATACGATAGTACTGACGGCTGTTATGTTCCTGCTACTCCTAGCAAGTTAGGAATGTATCCAGCTTATATTCCTCAAATTTATTTAGACACTACATTTTTAAATCCTATAAATGTTATTCAAGGACACGATGGAAGTATTATTGCGGCCTACAACGATTACAGAGATCAATTAATATTAGAATTAGAAACAAGAATTTATAATAATATCAAAGTAAAATATGATCCTACAATTTTTGATATAACTGATACAATTCCTGGATATAGCAGAAATAATCCTTATTCTCTTACAGAGTTTAATAACATAATTTCTCCGTCATTCTTTCAATGGGCAGGTTTAGTTGGTATCGATTTTACACAGCAATTAACTTACGATCGATCAAATTCATTTACTTACAATTATTCGGGTGATTCTGCACCTGACGGAACTTCAACACCTGGTTTCTGGAGAGGAGTATATCGTTGGATGTTAGATACAGATCGTCCACATCTATGCCCTTGGGAAATGTTGGGATTTAGTGTCCAGCCATCGTGGTGGACAAGTGTTTATGGTCCTGCACCATATACTAGCGACAATCTAGTCTTATGGTCTGATTTATCTACAGGCACTATTAGACAGCCGGGCATGCCATTAACGATTGTAAAAAAATATGCTAGACCATTTTTATTGAATAATATTCCAGTGGACGAAGATGGTAATTTATTAAGTCCTATTCGATGCGGGTTAGCTAAAGGAATAGTTACTCCTAGCACAGGAAATAATTTTGTGTTTGGCGATGTAAGTCCAATAGAATCTACATGGCGTCGTAGCAGTTACTATCCATTCAGTTTGATAATAACAGCAATGCTAACAACTCCTGCAAAAACATTTGGTTTATTATTAGATAGATCAAGAATTTCTCGCAACAAAGCAGGACAAATAGTTTATACTGATAATTTACATATTCAACCATCTGAAATTTTAATTCCAAGTATCTATTCTAGCACAACTAGAGTACAAACAGCTGGGATTGTAAACTATATTGTTGATTTAATTTTAAATATTATTTTTAGTAACAATCAAGATTCATATAATGCTTATCAATCAGATTTAAAATTAATAACACCTCAACTAAGTTATCGAGTTGGTTCTTTTACTAATCAAGATCAATTTAATTTATTATTAGAAAGTAAAACACCATCTGCTACCGGTAGTGTATTTGTACCGAAAGAAAGCTATCAAATATTTTTAAACAGTTCAAGTCCTACACAAAAAATTACATATAGTGGTGTAATTATTACTAAGTTATCAACCGGATACGAAGTAAAAGGTTACAGCAAAACACAACCATATTTTAGTTATTACAATTATTTAGAATCTGGAGTAGATATTAATGTTGGCGGCATATCAGAAAGTTTTGTAGAATGGACACCTGGTCAACAATATATTGTTGGACAAATTGTACATTACGGAAATTCTTATTATAGAACTGTAACTAAGAATACAGCAGGCATTACATTTACCGCAAGTTATTATGCTTATCTTAAAGCACTACCTATAGTAGGTGGAGTAACTGCTACATTTAGAAATGCATGGGATACTACAACTATAAAAGTTGCACCATACGGAACACAATTTACTACAATACAAGAAGTAGTAGATTTTCTATTAGGCTATGAACAATACTTAAACAAACAAGGTTTTATATTTGACGATTTTAATGAAAAGTTAAATTCAATAGCTAATTGGTCAACTAGTGCTAAAGAGTTTATGTTTTGGACCACACAAAACTGGTATGGTAGTGATCAGACTTGGAGTGACTGGTTACCTGGACAAGTTTATCCTTATGGATCGATAGTTCGTTATAACGGAAATTACTATAGTTCTCAATTTAATATCCCTAGCCAGGATTATTTTGATATTGATCAATGGATATTATTAGCAGGTCTAAGTAATGTAGGAAGTAGCGTAATTAGTCTTAGTCCTGCGGCTAATGGTGTTACATTCATTACAGATCAAACTGTAGTTGATAATATTTCAAATCCTTTTAATAGATATGAAATATTCAAAGTCGACGGCACACCGTTCCAACCAAGTCAATTAGATAGCTATAGAGAAAATAATACCGTTACTTATAGTCCTAGATCAGCTGACGGAATTTATTGTGCTAGTTTTTATCTAATACAAAATGAACACGTTGTAGTTATTGACAACACAGACATATTTAATGATGTCATTTATAACCCTCCAAGCGGTTATCGTAGAGAACGAATTAAAATTTCTGGATACATTACTGAAGGTTGGTATGGCGGTCTAGATATTCCAGGATTTATATTTGATGGAGCTAAAGTACAAAGTTGGCAACCGTGGCAAGATTATAACATGGCTGATATTATTGCCTATCAAGGAAATTATTACAGTGCAAATAAATTTATTGCCGGTACTGCAAATTTTGATTCTACCCAATGGACTAGATTAAAAAATCAACCATCTGCAAAGTTATTATCAAACTGGACTAATACAGCTACACAATTTATAGATTTTTACAGTTTAGACATTGATAATTTTAACACTCAACAACAAGTATTTGCCCAGCATTTAATTGGTTATCAGAAACGACAATACTTAGATAATATCATACAAGATCCTGTTTCAGAATTTAAATTCTATCAAGGAATGATACGTGAAAAAGGTACGCAGAATGTATTAAATCATTTGTTTAATGTATTAAGCAACGATGGCGCCGAAAGTTTAACTTTTTACGAAGAGTGGGCGATTCGTGTAGGACAATACGGTGCAGCCAATGCCTTTGAAAATTTTGAAGTAGTTATTGATCAGAATCAATATAAAAACAATCCTCAAGGATATTATTTGACATTGTCAAATAATAAAAATGTTAGTAGCGTTATTAATCAAGTAACTCCTAATGATGTTTATTTAAAACCTCTAGGTTATAATAGTAAACCTTTTCCTGAATTGTTAAATTCTAATTCAATATTACGTAGTGCAGGATATGTTAATCCTATAGACGTTACTTACAATATAGGATCGTTTGATCATATATATGATACTGATGCCAGTGGAAATTTATTGTATCCAGTAACTGGGATTGGTAACGGACAATGCATCTGGACAGCATTTGGAACTAACACTTGGAATGTTTATAGATTTACTGATCTATTAATAAGAATTCTTAATGTAACATATTCAACAGATACAAAAATAATTACCGTAACTGCACAAAATCTAGTACCCCTTAAAGTAGGTGACTGGATCGGTATAACACAAGTATCTAGTATACAAGGATTTTATAAAATTACTAGCGTGACATTAAATGTGTTTACAATAGTAAGTCCAAAAACATTAATAGTTCCAGATCCGTTTACTCAGGCAAACGAAGTTGTTGTGTATGCATTAACTCCTCAACGTACTAGTTCTATGGATACTCTAGATACATTGTTGTTAAGTCATTTAACACCTAATGCGCTAGTATGGACTGACGATGCTGGTAACAATAATTGGGCAGTATGGAAATACAATCCCATTTATACCACACAAGCAATTCCTAACTATACTCCTGGAACTGATTTTAATTTTGGTATAAGTCTCTCAGTTAATAGACAATCGTCAATCCTAGCAGTAAGTAATAGTCAAGGTACTGTTGACATTTATGATAAAGTGGGTACTTCGATCAAATGGGAAGCAAGAGGACATTTATTAGAACCTTTTATTTCAAAGAACGGTCCATTAACTGCAAGTCAAGTAGCCACAGTCTCAGCCATCAGTGCCGACGGCACTTGGTTAGTTACTGGTAGCCCATTGGCAGGACATGCAAGAACTAATTACAAAGGAAATTATCAAACTAGTTCAACTTATGCAGTTAATGATATAGTTAGTGTACAAACAGTCACTAACGGAGTAGTTACAAATTGTTCTTATTACCAAGCATCTCAACCAGTACCGACTAATACTAGTACGACAAATACAAACTATTGGTATAAGATTAATTACATTCCTATTGTTAATCAAGAATATGGAGCAGACTCTGCGCTAACTGCTCAGGGTGTAATTAGTATCTATAAAATTGATTCGGCAAATAATTATAATTTAATTGATACAATAGTGAGTCCTATACCTTCAGCTAATGAGCAATTTGGCTCTAGTTTTGTTTTTGGTAATAATACATTATATGTTAGTGCCACTGGATACAACAATAATGCTGGAAGAGTCTATAAATTATCTTATAAAACAACTGTAGAAATTACAACGCAGTACAATCCAGTTGGCAGTTTAAACAGCACTATAATAGTTACTTCAAACAGCGGTATACGTGCCGGGATGATTGTTCAAGGTACTGGATTTACTAAAGGACAAACTGTTATTAGTGTAGGAGCAGATGGCGTTACAGTAAATCTAAGCGGCACTCCGGACACAGGTGTAATCCCAGCAGGTACCCTTAGTTTTGTAACCATTGGATGGGCGTATGATTGGTCAGAAAATTATGTCATTAGTGGTACTACTGCCTTAGGCACTAGTCTAGTAATAAATGATGACTACAACACACTTGCAATTACAGCAGTTGGTAAAATTTATCTATACAAAAACACAGGTAATGGATTGACATTATTGTCAACGTTATCTGGTAGTGATACATATTTTGGCAAAGCTGTTGCAGTATCTCCAACTGGAACTTACATAGCGGCGTCCGATGACACATCTGGAAATACAAGTCAGCAAGGCGGAGTAACTGTATATTCATATAGTAATGGATCTTATTCTAAATATCAAACATTGGTAAACCATCGTCCAGAAACTGATGGATTATTTGGTAATAAATTATCATTCATGGATGAAAGTACTATAGTTGTCTATAGCAAAAATGGCGATAATACAATTACTACTTCTTTTGACTCTTTTGAAACAAATCTTTCTGATAGCCAGGAGTTATACGGTAATCAATATGTTAACGATCAAACATCTGCCGCAACTACACCGACAACATTTGATAAAAAGTCTACTAATTTTACAACTGTAGAAGTAAACAGTGGCCGTGTAGATATCTATGATAGATACAATACCAACTGGGTGTTTAGTGAAAGCATTACATCTTCTAATTTACCTAGTGACGGATATGGAACAGGATTTGCAGTGGGTAATAGTCAAATCATTGTTAGCGCACCTACTGCAAGTGATCAAAATTTAGCAAGTGGTTTAGTATACAGCTATGGTAAGATGCAAAATACTTATTCTTGGTCTATTTACGAACAGCAAGATAGTGTTGCAGATATCAGCAAAATTAAAAAAGCGTTTTTATATGATCGTTCACTTGGAAAATTAATAACATATCTTGATGTAGTAGATCCGTTACAAGGTAAGATACCTGGACCAGCACAAGAAGAAATAACATATCAAACATTTTATGATCCAGCAAGTTATTCTTACAGTGACGGTACAGTAAATGTGACAGTAAACACCAACGAATACTGGGACACAGCCCCAGTTGGAAAATTATGGTGGGATTTAAGAACAAGTAAATTTTTAGAAAATAATTTTGGCGACCCTGCCTATCGAAATTTTGCATGGAACACTCTGGCACAAGGTGCAAGTGTCGATGTCTACGAATGGGTGTCGACAAATTTATTGCCATCTAATTGGGATACACAAGCAGATACTCCGGCAGGGTTAGCACAGGGTATTAGTGGAACTAGTTTATACGGTAATTCTGCCTACAGCATAACACAGACTTATGATAATATCAGTAAAACCTTTAGAAATACATATTATTTCTGGGTTAAAAATAGAAAAGTAGTTCCTGCGAATCTTAGCGGAAGAAATATGGCAGCCAATGATGTTGCCCTACTAATTGCTAATCCTAGGGCTCAAGGCTATACATGTTTGGCAATTACAGGTGTTGATTCGTTTAGCCTAGTTAATGCCGCACAATATTTAAAAGTAACAGATGTAGTTTTATCTATAGAATATTGGACTATTGATAAAAATGATCAAAATGTACATAGTCAGTGGAAACTAATCAGTAATGATACACTAGTCGATTTACCTAAGCCTATTGAACAAAAATGGTTTGATAGTCTTTGCGGTATTGATTTAGGTGGCCGCGCAGTTCCTGATCCTGCGTTACCAGTAAAACTTCGTTACGGAGTTGAAAATCGTCCACGCCAAAGCATGTTTGTAAATCGCATTGAAGCGTTAAAAGAATTTATTGAAAAAGTTAATGCAACACTAATTACATATCAAACAACAGAACTGAAAGATATTAGTCCTTTAGAAAAATTTGATCCTATTCCTGATCCAATTTATGGACTTTATGATAAATCTGTTGACACATATGAAGAACTAGTATATGCCAGTGTTGGATATTTTTCAACACCTGTCCTAACTCCGATTATAACTAACGGTGTTATAACAGGCATTACTGTAGTTAGTTCTGGTACTGGTTATGTATATGCACCTTATATCACGATAACTGGTTCAGGTACTGGTGCTGTAGTACGTTCAACAATTAATACACTAGGACAAATTACAGGAGCTACAATAATTAGTGGCGGAACTGGATACACCAATAGTACCGCATGTGTAATTCGTAATTATTCTGTATTAGTTAAGAGTGATTCAACCTCATCTGATGCATGGAGTATCTATAATTATGATGTTACATCTAAACAATATGTAAAAGTACTGACTCAATCTTATAATGTTAATAACTATTGGAGTTATAAAGATTGGTACGGTTCAGCAACAAACCCAACTACTGGTAAAATATTATTCACTGCTACACAATTTACCGCACCTGATATCACTGTTAATAATTTTGTAGATTTAAATACTGCGCAAGATATTTTCTTCCAAACTGCACGTAATGGTACAGCAGGGACCGGACAAATAGTTAAAGTATTAAACGGTAACAAAGGCAAATGGGTGTTACTATATAGATACTCAACTGTAGTATCAGTTGATTGGACACAGAGTTATCAAGTTGTTGGAATACAAGATGGCACTATTCAATTTAATACTAACCTGTATGCCTTTGCCGGCACTAGTATCGGATATGATTCAAGCATTTTCAATACTTCAAACTTTGATGTACAAGCAAATGCTGAATTACGAATTATTCTCAACACGTTGAAAAATAATATATTGATTGGTGATCTAAAACAACAATATTTAGATTTGTTTATTAGTAGTATTCATTATGCTCACAGCGAACAAATATATGTTGACTGGGCCTTTAAAACTAGTTTTGTTCGTGCAACGCACAATGTTGGACAATTAAGCCAGCCAGTTAATTATCCTGTTGATAATTTAAGAAACTTCCAAGATTATGTTGCAGAAGTTAAACCTTACAGAACAAAAATTAGAGAATATATTAGTCAGTATAAAGGTGTGCCGCAAACAGACGGAGCAGATTGGGCATACTCTGGAATAAGCGATTTTGATCTTCAACCTAATTATACTAATAATCAAATTAAACCAATTGAGACTCAATATACTAACAACAGTATATCAGTTGTAGACCCAGCAATACAAACATATCCATGGAAATTCTGGGCCGACAATGTTGGATTTAGTATAATTGAAATTAAAATAGTCAACGGTGGTAGCGGATATATTAGTGCGCCTTTAGTAGTAATTGATCAGCCAACTGGACCAAACGCAGTAGCGGCAACAGCAACAGCTTATGTTACCAATGGATCAGTTAACAGAATTATATTAACTAATGTCAACAGCTATGGAGCCGCTGGATCCGGTTATTTAAGCGCACCATCTATTGTGCTTAATGGTGGATTGTCGAACGGCGGAGTTGCTGGAACTGCAATAGCGGTTATTGGAAAAGGAGCAGTACGTTCTAATTTAACAGAAATGCGTTTTGACCGTGTTAACCAAACTTATTATCTAGCTAACCTTCAACAGATTGATACATTTACTGGCACAGGTTCTTTATTACAATTTTCATTAACTTGGGCTCCTGATATTCGTGCAGGACAATCAAGTGCTACAGTTAATGATATTCCTGTATTAAGAGAATTATACACGTTAACAGTAGTAAGTAAAATTGTAGATGGATATACACAATATACTGGAAAAATTACTTTTGTAACAGCACCTGCGGTTGGCTCAACAATAGTTGTCACTTACAATAAATCACCTACTGTATTAACAGCGGTTGATCGTATACAATATTACTATAATCCTATAACCGGGCAACTAGGAAAAAATTTAAGTCAGTTAATGACAGGTGTTGACTACGGTGGAGTTACTGTTAGTGGTTTAGGATTTGATGTTGCTGGTGGATGGGGAACTGCTCCTTATCTTGCAGATGCATGGGATAGCAGACCTGCTACATTTAACGATTATGCTGTTCAAGTTTCGTCAAATACTCATGTATTTACGCTACCATTTACACCACCAAAAAATACACAAATTAATATCTATTTTTCAAGACAAATAACTAAATCTTATACTTCAGACGGAGTGTCAACACAGTATGAATATGATTTAACTTTAAGAAACATATCAGTAAATGTAGTAACAACTACAACTGCTACAGCAGTTACCACTACTTACGTGTCGTCTGAAATATTCAATGGATCGACAGTCAATAGTGGCGGATATACATTGATTGTATCAAGTACTGCTGGTATTGTTCCAGGAATGGTTGTCGGTGGAACTGGATTCACAAAGAGACAAAAAGTTGTTAACATTGTTAATTCAACTATTTTAACCATCAATAATGTAGCAGACGGAGTACCGTCTGGCTCAATAACATTTAGTAATCTAGCTGGAGGAGCAGTTCTAACAGTTGCTAGTACTGCGGGACTAGTAGTTGGTGATGTTGTAACTGCTTCAAGTGCGAATGGTACAATTTTTGCATATGGTACAACTATAACAGCAATTAATTCAGCTACTAGTGTTACACTAAATCAAATTATATACACAACTATACCTGTTGGAACTACAATTACGTTCACAAAGAATTTAGTTGAACCAACAGATGTGATTATTAATGCATCTGGAACTATAGAATTAGCGCAAACATACGTTAGCGGTAGTATTATTAACATTATTGGACAACAACCTCCAGTGAGACTGGACGATCCTTATTATGGTTTAGTTGCTACTAGCAACTGGGCAAATAATACTGTATATGCTATCAATAGTCTTGTACTCGTAGATAGTATTTCATATGTATGTCAAACTGCGCATACTTCTGCCAGCACATGGCCTACAGATTTTGCTAAAGGATATTGGAAAGCAGTAAACACTAATGCAATTATTCCAACACCTATTATTGGTGTTAGTGTAATAGCAAATGTTGTTGACGGAGGATCTACCGGCGGCGCTGGCGCAACTATCGCAATAACATTTAACGGTGTTGACGATGGCGGATCTGTAGGTGGAGCAAGCGTGACATTTACTAGTGTTATTGATGGCGGCATTATTGATGATAATCCAACAAACGTAATTGAAATTCCGGCGTCGTTTACCGTGCTAGACGGAGATGAATTTATTCTAAGAGAAAGTACTAGTGATGGTTCTGTTCCAACTACAGATGCAAATTACGATACAATAATGGATGGTGGAAATTTAGCCTATTCAACTGCTACGGGTATTGCCGCAGATGACATTCTTGTGGATGGTGACGGATTTGTAACTCCAACCTCTAGTCCTGCACCTGAAGAAGTAGTTCCCGGACAAGTAGTAGATGCGTTAGCAATTAAAGTTTATGACAAATCACAATCTGGTGCCGCCGCTATCAAAGCTATTTCTCAAGTAACCGACGGTACAACTTCAACTTATTCTATAGGACAAACTCCTAATAGTCCTAGAGCTATTATAGTAAAATTAGGTAACACTATAAAAACATACGGAGTTGATTATACTGTTAACTATTCGCAAGGCACGATAACATTTATTTCAACTACTGTTGTTAATGGAATTACTCAAACAGTTGCTACTGCTCCTACAGCTGGACAGTTAGTAGTAATTTTCAGTATTGGATTTAACGGTAATAACATTTTAGATTTAGATTATTTTGTTGGTGATGGAGTAACAACTGAATTTATAACAAGAGCATCTTGGTCTGATTCTGTAACAAGTTTAGTATATGTTGATGGACAAGTTGTACCAGTAGAGTTATTTAAAACTGACAACAAATATACATTTCCTAATGCTATTGGTATTCAGTTACAGAACGCACCTAAAGCTGGACAACTAATCAATTTTATTATTGTTAGTGGTAATCAGCAGACATTTGCTATTACTAAAACTGAAACAATTATTCCTACAGGTGCTAAAACATATACTCTGCAATATCCAATAGGAAAAACATTGCCTAATGAAAGTAATATGATTGTTAGAGTTAATCAATCTATACTGAATACTCCAATTAATAATTATTTTACTATTGCTAATAATCAATTAACATATACAGTTGATCCTGCAAAAGCACTTCCATATTCTACAAACAGTAGTAGTGTACAAGTGTATGCAGGTGGCAATCTTTTATTACCAAGTTCTGATTATTTTGTAGATCCTACAGGAATATCAGTTACTATCAATAAAAATGTTTATGCATTTTATCAAAATGAACAACTAATTGTTAGTATCATAACTAACGAAGGATATTCCTATGATCCAGTTACTGGACAAATTACATTTGCATCTGCACCAGCAATTAATTCTACTGTTGAAGTTATTAGCAACTATGTTCAAGATACCCTTAACATTCAAAGAACAGAAATTCAATATTCGTCAACATATTCGTTGACACCCGGAACAATAGCATTTTTCCAATATAATGCATTAGGCGGTGGATTAGTAAAACTAGATAGACCTGTAATTGACACTAACTATGTTTGGGTTACTAAAAACCAAACACTTCTATCACCAGGAGTTGAATATAAATTAAATGATGACTTACAAAGTTTAAGATTAACAAAACCTTTAGCCAGCTCTGATGTATTAGAAATAATAACATTTGACAGTAATGTTTTACCATCATCTGGTATATCGTATATGCAGTTTAAAGACATGTTAAATCGTGTAACTTATAAACGATTAAATGCTAACAAGAGAACAACTCTTGTACAAGATTTAAACTGGAATGATACCCAAATCGCAGTAAGTGATGCTAGTCAATTTGATCAACCTAATGCCGCTGGAAATCGCCCCGGCGTAATTGAAATTCGAGGAGAACGCATAGAATATTTTGCAATAGATTATAATACAAATACTTTAAGCCAACTACGCAGAGGAACGTTAGGAACTGGTATCTATAACACTAACAAGATTGGATCATTTGTTCAAAATATTAGCGCCAGCGAAAATATTCCGTATGTTGACACAATAACAACTGATACAATAAAATCACCAGGAGGCGGTGTTCCTAGAGTAACTGGTTCAGTGTTAGCTACAACCTCAAGTGTTTCGCAAGCTATTGGATCTTTCTCTATAACATCGACTACTGGACAACTAGCAGTTAAAACAGGAAGTTATTATATAGGGCAAGTAGTATCAATAACCGGACAACCAGCTCACGCTACTCTTAATGGTGTAGTATCACTAGGAACAGGAGGACAATTTTATTGCCTACCATCTTTAGTAACACTAGCAGTAGGACAGTCAGTAAACATTACAAACAAAACAGCTACTTTGTATTTGAGCGGGATAGCTATTACTGGAACGAGTGGACAATTTAGTTGCACAGCAAGCCCTGCACCATTGATTCCAGGGCAACAAGTAACTCTATTAGGGTTAACAAATGTTGTTCATACATTATCTGGAGTGTCAATAACAGGAACATCAGGCAACTTTAATTGTAATCCGTCGTCAATTGTTCTTGCAGTCGGGCAAACAGTTACAATTTCTGGACAAGCAGGTGGCAATGGAAGTATTGTTGGATACACTAGTCCCACAACTTATACTATTAATTCAACAGATGGAAGATCAATTTTTTCATTAATTACTGCTCCAGCAACATTTACAAATATTTCTGCTACTACTGTTACTGGATTTGGATCCGGAGCAAGATTTACAATACTTGCGGCAAATACTGTTTATACTGTTACTGTTGTATCTGGAGGATCAAATTACGCAGTCAATGATACTCTTACAATTTTAGGGACATCATTAGGTGGCACAACACCAGCTAACGATTTATCTATAGTAGTAACTAATATCAATAATGGTATAATAACCGGAGTTAAAGCTTCTGGAACAACACTATACGGAAAACAGATAACAACTATTAAAGGCACACCAACTGGTTTAACATACACAGTTACAGCTGGTACAGGAAGTATATTAAACTATGTTGCTCCGCAAGTATATCAAATATCACAAACTGATGGATCAACAACATTTACATTGACTACTACAAGTGGGCAAGCTCTTGTAACTACTCCTGGAATACCTGCAGATGGTAATACTATTAGCACTGGATTGCAAATGTCATTAAATTCAGGAAGTGTTACAGGATACGGAAATACAGCAACAAGTCAACAAAGTTATTATATTGTTAACACTAATGGATCTACAAGATTTACATTGTCAACGACTCTAAACGGTGGACCAATTTCTACCACATTTGGAACAATGAATGGTCAACAATATTCAGTGAGTGCCGCAACAATTAATAATTATGTAAATCCAACTAACTATTTCGTTGTTGCTACCGACGGCTCGTCGACAATAACATTATCTACAAAATTAGGCGGAACTCCGGTTAATTCTGTAATAGGAACTGCTAGCGGATTGTCAGCAAATATTATTGATAGTGCAATAACTTTAAGCAGTACAAGCGGATTATCAGCATTGCAAAAAATTACAATTCAAGGCAATGGTGGTGGTGGACTAACAGCCGGCACATATTATGTTGTTAACCCAAATGCTGGAAATAATCAAATTACACTAGCATCAACATTGGCATTAGCACAAGCTGGTAAATCTATTAACACACTAACTAGTGCAACATTATCAAATACAACCTATACTTCGGGAGGTCAAGAAATTAGTATTGGATTTATACCAGCTAATGCTGATCAGATTGAAGTATTTGTTGGCGGATATAATACATTAGAGTGGACAGCTAATACAGGATATACAGTCGGAACCATTGTATCAGTTGGGGCATACACTTATAGATGTACAACAGATCACACTAGTTCAGCAGAATTTGGTAAAGATTTAGCCAACTGGTATTTCTTTGTTGAAAATATTCGTCTAAGAAAATCAGCTTACAGTACATTTAATGTAAACCAAGCACCATATAGCCCTGCAGGCGACGTTAGTTTTATTCCTGATTTTATAGTTGACGGAACAAGATCAGTGGTAACATTAACAACTCCTTTAGCACTTGGAACACAAGTTACTGTGGTTAGAAAAACAGGAACACAGTGGGACGGTAACAAATATCTTACAACAGTAGATTCGACTAAAGCTCCATCGGTAAATATTTTAAATGATAATTCTGCGATTGCTAATTTTATTAAGTCAGTACCTGGTGTTTGGTATACTGAGTATAAACAAATAAGTAATAGTATGGCAGGAACATTTGATGCCAGCTCCACTACTTTTGACATCAACAACATAACATTTGATCAAGGATAAGAATTATGACACAACAGCTAATCAGCGTAGGTCAGTTAGCAAACGACGGTACAGGCGATACTCTTCGTAATGCCGGTTTAAAAATAAATGATAATTTTACAGAATTGTATGCTAACATTTACAAATTACCTACAGCAAGTACAAGTGTACTCGGCGGTGTAAAAGTAGATGGAAGTACTATTAATATTAGTAATGGTGTTATAAGTGCAATAGCTACGACAGCCGCCGCCAATACATTAACAGGCACAACGTTAGCAAATGGAGTAGTCAATAGCAGTTTAACTAGTGTTGGCGTATTAACTAGTTTATCGGTTACTGGTGCAACTACACTATCGAATTCTCTTACAGGATTATTAAAAGCCACTAGCGGATCTGTGTCAACAGCAACAGCAGGAACTGATTATTTAAATACCAATAGTTTGAGTGTTCAGATAGCTTACCCTAGCGGTAACGGCAGTTTAAGTTATGCTAATAATGTGTTTACCTATACTCCATATAGTTTACAAAAAGCTACAACTAGTACATTAGGTGGTGTTATTGTCGATGGAACTACTATTACTATTAATAACTCAACAGGGGTTATTAGTGGTGCTGTTGCCTATTCATTGCCAACTGCGACGACTAGCATATTAGGAGGTGTTATTGTCGATGGTACAAGTATTACTATCAACGGTAGTGGTGTAATTAGTGCAGGTGTCAGCGGAACAGTTGTATTTAAAGGCACATGGAATGCCAGTACAAATACTCCAACATTGGCTAGCGGCTCAGGCACACAAGGTTGGCAATATGCTGTCAATGTAGCCGGCACACAAAATTTAGGCAACGGAACACAAACTTATAACGTTGGCGATTTTGTAATTTATGATGGTGCTAATTGGATTGATATTTCAGGTTCAACCGGAGTAGCAACATTTAATTCTCGTAGTGGTGCAGTTACACTAACCAGTACCGATGTTACAACTGCATTAGGATTTACCCCAATACAAAAAAGTAGTTTAAGTGTAGCAACAACTACAGCCAGTGGCGGCGGAACATTAAGTTATACAAATGGTACATTTACGTTTGCTCCAGCAGTTATTCCTACATACACAGTATCAACTAATACAGCCAGTGGCGGTGGCAGTTTATCATTAAATGGGACAACATTTACATTTACTCCAGCAGTGCAATATACATTGCCAACAGCAACTACAAGTACACTAGGTGGTATAAAAATTGATAACAATACTATTGTAATCAACAATGGTGTTATTAGTGTAGGCGGCGCATTAACTAGTGCTACAATATTTAAAGGTTCATGGGATGCTAGTGCTAATAATCCAAATTTAAGTGCTACTACTCCTGCAGGAGTCCAAGCAGGTTGGGAATATATTGTTAGTGTTGCAGGAACAAGGAATATTGGAACCGGCGGAACTAGCACAACTTACAATGTAGGTGATTTGGTAATCTATGATGGCACTAAGTGGGCACAAATTCCAGGAAGCAATGCTGTACAATCATTTAATACACGATCTGGGGCCATTACATTAACCAGCGGTGATGTTACAACTGCATTAGGATTTACACCTATAAGTTCATTAAGTGTAACTTCAAATAGTGCTAGCGGAACTACAAGTACCTTAACTTACAATGCTGGTGTGTTAACATTTACTCCGGCAAGCGCCTCTAGCATACTAAGTGGGGTATCGATAGTTAGCAGTCATGGATTCACTGGATCAAACGATCAAACTGGTGCAATTACACTTTCAACAAGTGTTACTGGATTATTAAAAGGCAATGGTACTAGCATATTGGCAGCAACAGCTGGCACTGACTATCAATCACCTGTAAGTGCTACTGGTCTACTAAAGAGCAATGGTACAAGTGGTAACGTATCGGCCGCAGTTGCCGGCACCGATTATTTTGCTCCAGCTAGTACAACAGCAAATTATGTGTTAGCTTCTCCAAATGGATCAGCAGGCACTCCGACATTCCGTGCATTAGTGAATGCTGATTTACCGACTACAATAACGGCAACAGCCGCAACCGCTACAACTACAAGTACTGCCGCAAGTTTAGGCTACATTGGTATGCCACAACAAAGCAAGTCAAGTGCTTACACAACTGTTATTGGCGATCAAGGTAAACACATTTATGTAACTTCTACAGCAACTATTACTATTGACTCTAACGCTAACGTAGCATATCCGATTGGAACAACTATTGCGTTTATTGCTGGCACTGGTGCAACAGTTACTATTGCTATTACATCAGATACAATGTACTTGGGTGGTACAGGTACAACAGGAAGTCGCACACTAGCACCATACGGTATGGCCACTGCGGTTAAGGTTGCAGCCACAACATGGTTTATTAACGGAACAGGATTAACATAACATGACTGGTATAATGATGCATAACATGAGCCACAAAAGATCTAGTGGCGGCACATTGGCTGGTAGTTTAAGTTTTCCCGGTGGAGTTGCTGGTACACGTATGTTAGATCTATCTACGGGATTTACGTTGGGCGGCGGATCTTACACTGTTGAAGGTTGGTTCCAATTACCTAACTTTACTGGTCAATATGCTATGTTTGGCGCCAATGCCAGTGCAGGTGATGGCACAGGCATGATGAACTGGATTGTAAGTAGTTCAACTTTAATGTTCTCAGACAAGAACGGTGGCGGCGGTAGTGTCAGTTATACTGTACCAACAATGTCAGCTAACACTTGGTATCACTTTGCCTTGACTCGTAACGGTACGACCGAAGCATTGTTCCTTAACGGTACACGAGCAGGTTCAACACAAACAAATGCCCTTAATTATACTGCCGCTACAACACGTATAGGTATGAGTTATGTGCGTAGCTGGCCAGGACTAATGACTAATTTTAGAGTTGTGGTAGGATCTTTTGTTTATGATCCAACACTTACCAGTATTACTGTTCCAAATGCTCCGTTAACAAGTATAGCAAATACCAAATATTTGATGTTAGGTGCAAGTGTAACTACAGATTCCAGTGGTACCAATACAGTGACTAATACAGGTTCTGTAACAACTTCAGCAAGTAAACCGTTCTAATAGATTAAACTAGCAGATAATGAAACCAGCTAAATACAAGATAAAGAGAGTTAATTATGCAGACTAAAGACGCAACAGGAATTCACGTAGAAGGGCATATCAAGATTTTTGATCCCGTTTCTAAGGAGGTTTACATCAATAAGCGTAACGCTATCCATTATGAAAACATGAGTGTAGCACTAGCTAACACTATGATTAATAATGGACAAGGTTTTATCTATCAAATGGCATTTGGTAACGGCGGTACAAGTATTGATCCTACAGGAATTATTACATATCTAACTCCAAATACAACAGGAACTAATGCTAGTTTGTACAATCAAACATATCAAAAAGTTATTGATGGAACTTCTAGCACTAACACAGATCCAACACGTAATTTTACAGAAGTTCGACATGTTACTGGACAAAATTACAGCGATATCTTTTGTACTTGTTTGCTAGACTACGGCGAGCCTAGTGGACAAGCCGCATACGACACAACAGTTAACGGTGAAACAACATTTGTATTTGATGAATTAGGATTGCAAAGCTACAGTTCTTCAGGACAAAATTTACTATTGACACATGTAGTATTTCATCCCGTGCTAAAAAGTTTAAATCGTCTAATTCAAATCGATTATACGGTGCGTATTCAAAGCCTTACTGGCTTAGTAAATGTTTAAGGAGTAATAGATGACATATTCTATTTCGTTCTCTGACTCAACTAATCCAGCAAAACCTCCTATAGTTGTTTCTGATTCTGCATTAAACAATCAAACTAGTTTGTCATTTGTTGGAGCAAATTATTCAGGATACGGTCCTGTTATTGCTACAGACTTTTTGCACTTATTAGAAAATTTTGCTAATTCATCAGCACCTATTAATCCTGTGCAAGGACAATTATGGTATGATACCTCTATTGGTGCTAACATTCTTCGTGTTTATAATGGAACACAATGGGTAGAAGCTGGTGCATTAAAGAAAGCTTCGGCATCTAATCAACCTAGTGTGTCAGCTAGTGTTGCAGGAGACTTATGGGTTGACACTACTAACAGTCAACTATATCTATTTTCAGGCGCACAATGGTTATTAGTTGGCCCTACATTTAGTTCAGGCCTACAAACTGGACCTATAATTGAATCAATAGTTGATACAAACAATGTCAGCCACTCGGTTATTTCAATGTATGTTGCTAGTAGTACAAATGCTACGTCGTATCGAATATCTATAATTAGTAAAGATTCTTTTACACCTAAAGTTACCATTACTGGTTTTCAAACCATTAACGAAGGAATTAATTTAAGTTCAGTTGATTCCGTATTGTCATCAGACAATACTGTGCCTACTAGATTTTGGGGAACAGCAACTTCCGCAGATGCACTACTAGTTAACGGGTCAACAGTATCTGCAAATAATTTTTTACGAGGCGATGTGGCCAGTACAAGTACTAGTGCTTTAAATATTAGAAATGCCGCTGGTTTAAGTATAGGTACTGATTTAAGTTTTAATATTGCACAAGGTACTACGGCATATACTATATTTTCTAAGAGCTCTACACAAAGTATTGAATTTAATGTTAATAACAATACACTTGTTCATTTAGATGCCACAACTGGTAATATAGGATTAGGTAAAAATAATACAAATCCTACAACAGTATTAAGTGTAGCAGGTGTTATTACATCTGGTATTTCAGGTGCACCTGGTGGATTAATTATAACAGATGGTACAAATCCTAACCCTGTTTCAGTATTAAACATTACTCCTACTGGGGGGATTACCACTACATTAGACACAGTATCGACTGGCAGTTTAACAATAGGCGGAACTATAACCGTTGGTTCAGGAACTAGTGGTGGATCAGTAATACTACCTGCAGGCAATGGAACAACCCCTCCTTTATTTGATATTGGATCAGAACAAAATCCTTTTAGAAATGTCTATGCAAATACATTTAGTGGCGCCTTCAATGGGTCATTTAATGGTACAATAACCGGTGATGCTACTGGTTCAGCTGCCTCATTAAAAAATCCTACTGTTTTTAGCATAACAGGAGATATGATTACAACTGCAAGTGTTAATTTTACAGGTAATTCTGGACCAGCTACACTAAATGTAACAGCAACTTCTTCTTTAATTACTGGACCTTTAGACACTAACGGTACACCAACTCGAACAGCGGCCACTGCCGCATCCGCAGCCGATCAATTATTGGTATTGCAAACACAAGGTACAACTTCAAACTTAGTTAGAATGACTAGACAAACATTTTTGTCTGGCGTAGGTTTATATTCTATCCCAGTTGGTACTATTATGCCATTTGCAGGAGCGGCTACTGCTGTTCCAACAGGTTGGTTATTGTGTGATGGTAGTGAAGTTAGCACAGCAACTTACAATCAATTGTTCTTAGTCATTGGAAATATATACACTGTTGGCACTTTAAAAGGTAACAATACATTTGCCCTACCGGATATGAGAGGCCGCATGCCATTAGGTTTAACTAACATGAACAACTATGGCAATATTGCTAACTTTGTTCAAGCAACCGACTCTGCTGGACACACAGTCTTTACCGGCGGACAGTCGGGTACAAGTAACACAATTACACTAGCGGCTAATCAAACACTTGCACAAACACTAGGTGCTACAGGTGGTACTGATGCACAGGTATTAAATGTTAATCAGATCCCTCAACATTATCATTCTTTAAATGATGGTACTGCTCAATACTATGCTCCTGGGTTAAATGGCGGAATCACTGATTCAAATAATACTGCCCAGGGATACAGTATTAGTAATACTGGTACAGGTTATGGTCTAAGACAAACAGCAGGTATGACTACAGGTGCTACGGGTGATAATGTTAATGTAATTAATCCGTTTATGGCATTAAATTATATAATCTTTACTGGACAAGGACTAAGTTAATGACATATTCAATTCTTTTAACTAACGGCAACACATTAACTACTGTAGCTAATGGTGCTATTGATCAAACTACACTGGATTTGACTTTAATAGGACAAAATACTTCAGGTTATGGTGTTTTTATTAATGATAACTTTGTTCATTTATTAGAAAATTTTGCCAATACTAGTCAACCTAATCATCCGATCAAAGGACAGTTATGGTATGATACTAGTCAGAATTTATTGCAAGTATACAATGGATCGTCATTTACTCCGACCGGTAATACCATTGTTTCACCAACAGCACCGAGCGGATTAACAACCGGTGGAATTTGGATCAATAGTAAGACAAGTCAACTATATTTCAATGACGGAACAGAAACGACTCTAGCAGGACCTATATATACAAAACAGCAAGGACAAAGTGGCCTAGTTGTAAGCACAATATTAGATGTTAATAATGTTAGTCATACTATTGTATCCTTGTATATTGCAAATACATTAATGGGTATATTTGCAAAAGAGTCATTTACACCTTTAAATGCTATAACAGGGTTCACAGATACAGTTTCAATTACAGCAAGTCAAACAGGTACAGTATTAAATGTTACCACCGCCTCTGCTACTACATTGGCTGTAGGACAAACTATTACAAGTAGCTCTGGAGTAGTTCTTCCTAATACAGTTATTACTAGCCTTACAGTAAACGGTGTAACAGCTAACGGAGGAGTTGGCAATTATCTAGTAAGTACCAGCACAACTATTGCTTCTACATCAATGACAGCAGTATATGGCACATTAAAAATTGGATTCAATGCCAGTACATACGGCGGAATAACATTTAATGTTCCAGTAAGTCAGGCAAATTATTTGCTAAGTCCTACAGACGGATCGCTTAAAAATGCCAACAGCTTTGTATCAACTCTTGGTATTTCATCAATTAACAGTAGCACAGGTACTTCAAATGCTCAACTGTCGATTTATGGATCAAATCCTTTAATTCTAGGAGCTGCCGGTTATACTTCTATTAATAATCCTTACGGAACATTTGAAATCTTATCTAAAACAACTAATCAAGATTTCCAAATTAGTTCATCAAATACAAATCCGTCAACGCAAGTGCTTTATATAAATGGAACTACACTGTATGTCGGTATTGGCGGATATAATGCAAATAATTTACCGCAAGCAACTTTAGATGTAAACGGATCATTTAGGATTAGTACTAAAACTCCGGCATCAAGTACAGCCGCCGGCGTAACAGGACAAATTGCATGGGACTCAAGCTACGTATATGTATGCACCGCAGGCGGTACATCAGGCAACGCTACATGGAAACGTGCCGCAATCAGCACTTGGTAACAGCCAAAAATATGATAAATACACTGAAATAAGGACGAGCGACAACCATGTCATATACAATTAATCATTATAACGGGGTATTATTAACAACAGTTCAGGATGGAACCGTTGATACTAGTACTGATCTTACCCTAATTGGTAAAAATTATGCCGGATATGGCCAAGCACAAAACGATAACTTTGTTTGGCTATTAGAAAACTTTGCAAATACAAGTGCTCCTGCTAATCCGTTAGCTGGACAGCTTTGGTATGACAGCGGTAATAAGAAATTAAAATTCTGGGACGGAACACAATTCCGAAATACAGGTGGCGCCGCTAATAGTGCTACTGCTCCTACTGGTTTAACACAGGGTGATTTTTGGTTTAATACACAAAGCAATCAATTATATGCTTGGACAGGCAGTACATTTACATTAATTGGACCACAAGAAGTTACCGGTGCTGGAACTACACAGATGCAATCATCTAGTGTAATTGATACAAACAATACAAGTCATGCAATCATACAAGGTATTGTTAACGGACAGACAATATTTGTAATTGCTGGAAGTGATGCACCATTTGAACTTAATTCTACAACTAATCCAATTACTGGATTTGATGTTATACAAGAAGGTGTTACACTAGCTTATACAAGCAACGGTTCACAATCCGGCCAAACGCAAAGTAGTCATAGATTTTGGGGAACTTCTACTAACTCCGATAGACTAAATGGCCACAGCATTAGTGATTTTGTCCTAAATACAGGTACTCCTCAGTTTAGCTCATTAGTTAATTTTGGTGATGCCGGTTTTACTGTAGGTAGTCCAATTGCAAAACTAGCAGTATACAATAATAATCAAACAACTCCAACAATTCAAAACATTGCTGGATCACAAATTGCATTTGAAACTTTAGTTTCAGGATCAACTAAGAATCCTTTAATTATTAACGGCAATGATGTGACTCCCGGTGCAAGTGGTACAAGTAATTTAGGAACAAGTTTATTACAGTGGGCAAACGTTTATGCTGGATATCATTGGGGTACTGCACAACAAGCAGATGCTCTTAATGTAAACAACGTTTATGTAACAGCAAGTACAAGTGCTGTAGCTGGAACTATTGCCGCTAGAGACGCCCAAAATACTATTTCGGCAGCTATATTCAATGGTGTTGCAACTCAAGCACAATACGCAGACTTGGCAGAAAAATATCTTCCAGATCAAGAATATCCAGCTGGTACTATTGTAACAGTTGCTACTAATGGACAAAAATTACCTGACGGTAGAAATGCAGAAATACAAGCATGTGGCCCAGACTTCATGCCTATTGGAATAATCAGTACTAACCCTGCATATATGATGAACAAAGATCTTGTAGGTGGTGTATATGTTGCCCTTAAAGGTCGTGTTCCTACAAGAGTAAAAGGACCAACTAATATCGGAGATCCGATTATAGTATTTGCTGGAGGAGTTGGCATATCAAATCCTGGATCTTGGCAAGACATGACCCGCCCAGTCGCACTTGCATTAGAATCTATTGCAGATGATTCCATCCAGGTAATTGAGTGTGTATTATTATAAACAATAAATATTCAACATTTAACAAAAGGTAATTAAATGACAGGTGTAGGAACAAATATTGCGGCCAATGACTATAATATTATTCAAAATTTAATAGGAAATTTGCTGGCTAATGTCTACGGACAATCAGTACAAAGTGTACAAGTTGCAACGACGGGTACAATAACTGCACAGCAATGGCAAGCATTATTGACAGATATTACCGCAGTAAATTATCATCAATTAAATGCTGGTCCTACATATAACGGTCTGCCTTTAACTATACCATCGAATGGTTCTACTAATAGTATAATGATTGGCGGAATCACTTATACTAATGCTGTACCTGCTGTAAAAATTAAAGATCAAGATCGTGCTCAATATCTTGCAGTAGCAACTGCACTGACTAGTCAAACATCAACAACAGTTGGCGGAGTTACTTATCCCGGTTGTTATGCAATTAGTGGTAATGTTAATGAACAAACACAAATAGCTGCCGGTTCATTTCCTAACGGATCAAGCACTAGAGTAGGAAGTACTAATCCTTGGGGAAGTACTGCTGGCGGATCACAAGTAATAGCACTAGGGCAACAGCCTGCTGAGGAAGGTTATATTAACATGGTAGTTACTATGACTTTTCCTAGCGCCAATGCCGCAAACTATTATTTTAATACAGGTGGTTCAATAGTTTTATCAGGAACTGCATCAGCTGGACAGACACTTGTAAATTCAACTAAAGATCAATCTTGGGCAGTATTGCTATCAAATATGGGCAATGTTGTTTTTAATTATTTTAATACAACAGGTGACTCAGCTGGCGGAACTGGATACGGATGGAGTTATTTTAGCGCCAATCCAAATATATCGCAGTTAATATATAGTATTAATACAACATCTCAATTGTATGCACCAAATAAACTTACAATTTACTGTGCATTAAATTCTGCTGGAACAACCTTAACGTTTACAATGGCACTACAGGATCTTTCTACTGCGGCTACAAAAACAGCTTCAGGTGCCTCACCTGGAGATAGTACGCTCTACTCTATAGATACCCCTGTCACTGCTACCATTACTGGAAATATTACTATTTGGTATGCATCAGGATCTTATGTAACAGCATCTCAATATTTGCCAAGTGCTGTCATTACTACTCCTCTTACTGCATAAGTAACGTAAAGGAAATACAATGACAACAGGTGTTGGTGGTCAAATACAAATTGCTGAATACAATGCTATACAAACACTTTTATATAATGTGCTTTATGGTGTATTAGGACAAACTTTACAAACTCAAACAGTCAACGGCGGCAATGGCAGAGTAATTGCTCCAACAGGATCTCCATCTACTGGTGATCCTATTACTGTAGCTCAATGGAACGCTTTGCAAGCAGATATTAATACTCTTGCGAACCATACAGGCTCAGCTACTCCGGCATTGACTAGTATAACAGCTTCTGTAGCTGTTAATGCTGGTAGTTTTATTCCTGGAAAAGTCTACACTATACTAACACTTGGTGCTAGCCCGGCCTTCACATCGGTTGGTGCAAGTCAAAATAAAGTAGGAATAACTTTTACAGCAACCGGTGCCGGTTCGGGTACTGGTACTGCACAACAAGCAGGTGTAAACATTACAGAATCTGATCGTGCCGCATATTTGGCAGCCGCTACTACACTTACACAACCCGGTGTTTATTACACAGTTGGTGCAGGCGAAACAATAAGTATTGCAACTGTTTATACTTCAACATATAGCGGTTTAGGTTATGGCAAAACATTAACGTTTACTGCAACAATGACTTTTAAAACTACGGCTAACGCTAGTACACCAAACGCTGCCGCTCAGTTTTTCTTTAATTCTGGTGGCTATGTAACGCTGAATACTACACTAGCAAGTCCAGTGTTTCCAAGTCCGGGATCTGGATACGCAGGTGACATTGGAACACTGGATACAGATTGGGGTAATCTTGTAACAAGAACAGGTGCGCTTAAACTTACTAGAACAGGCAATAGCTTAAATGGATCTGGAAATTATTCACTAGTAAATAGTGCTATAGGTTTTGCCAATCTTACATCGACACCTACAACACTGTTCACTAAAAATCTTGGGGACACACTTTATGTCCAAGGTTCTGCAGATACGTATGCAATATCTGCGTCATACAACAGTTCAACTGGTACATTAACATTTACTATGACATATAGTAATGCGTATTCAAGCACTGGTACTAATACTCCTCAACCATCTATAGGTTATCCACAAGCTCGAGTTTATCCAGTAACTGGCACATGGACCGGTACATGTACGGCATATTATCCTAGCAAATATGTTTCTGTTAGTGCATACTACCCCACTACTAGCGGTAGCTTCTCTAGTAACTAATCAATTTAATTTATCCTAAGCTCTTGACAAGGCTAACTACTATAGTGTAATATAGTACACTACGGAGTTTTTTATGGATGAAAGAATTGAAAAAGCGTTTGCTGTAGCCAATTATGCCGCTACACTATCAAATCAACGCAGAATAATATCAGAAGAATACAATCAAAAATTAGTATATTACACTAATGGTGCAACGTTTAAAGTTAGTCCAGAATTAATTGCCTTTATCAAAACTGTAATAGATCTCGGTCATACAGCCGATATTCCATTTTTAGATGCAAATAATTTTCCTGTTGTTATTCCGGATGTACAAGAATTTTTAGATAATATTGTGTCTGTTTACTTTGAAGCATTGAACGAATATACAGTAAAGTATTCGGAAATTAAAAAGAAAAGAAAAATTGCAGATATAGTTGAACTATGACAACAGGCGCACTTATAATTGCACAAAATAATAATTCTATTGACTATGTTAAGTTGGCAGTTTTTGCGGCCAGTCGAGTTGATCAGTATTTACATATTCCAATAACACTGGTAACAGATAATAAAAGTTGGTTAGAAGAAAAATATCCCAATCATAAATTTTCATCTGTAATTGAACTAACTCCAAATAATGTAATACAAACTAGAAATTTTAATGACGGATCTGTATCATCGAGATTCCTCGAATGGAAAAATTGGTCAAGAAGCCAAGTGTATGATTTAACACCCTATGATCGAACATTGGTTTTAGACAGTGATTATATTTTAAATTCTTCTTTGCTAAAAGTTGCACTTGACAATGATAACGATTTTCAAATTTATCGAAACAGTTTTGATTTAGCATTAGACAGAGATACTACACAATTTAGTAGAATAAGTTCTTATAGTGTTCCTTTTTATTGGGCCACAATTTTTATATTCAATAAAAATGCCATAACAGAAAGTTTTTTCTGTTTAGTAGAATACATCAAACAAAATTGGTCTTATTTTAAAACTCTCTACAGCATAGTTTCAAATACTTATAGAAATGATTTTGCATTCAGTATTGCTATGCATATTATGAATGGAAAAACAAACGGAGACTTTGCTACTATGCTTCCTGGCAAAATGATCTATTGTAGTGACAAAGATTTTTTAATTGATGCCAAAGATGGTAAAATGAATTTTTTAGTACAAAAAAATAAATTTTATGGAGAGTATACTGCTGTGAAAACACAAGGCATTGACATACATGTTATGAATAAATTTAGCCTAAGTCGATTCATAGATGGAGGTTCGGGTGTCTAAAGGATTTATATTATTTGCACAAAATACTAACAATGTAGATTATGTTACACAATCTTATGCTCTTGCTCTAAGTATTAAAGCTAGCCAGCATACTGTTAACAATGTTTCTTTAGTTACGAATGATCCAGTGCCGGAAGAATATCAAAAAGTATTTGATCAGATAATTCCGATACCATGGTTTACAGAAGCGGGAACTAGTCCAATGGCTGCCGAGCATCGTTGGAAATTATATCATTGTACGCCTTATGATGAAACGATTGTACTGGACTCTGATATGTTGCTATTAGAAGATATAACTGAATGGTGGCATTATTGTAGAAATTATGATGTTAAATTCTGTTCTCAAATTAAAAATCATAAGTTAGAAACAGTTGTTGACACATTTCATAGAAAAGCATTTAAAGCAAATAATTTAACTAACCCATATTATGCATTACATTACTTTAAAAAGAATGACAATGCACTGGCATTTTATCGTGTATTAGAATTTGTATGTAATAACTGGGAATGGTGTTATACTAAATTTGCTCCTGATTTTTATCAAAATTGGTTAAGCATGGACTTGGCTACAGCAATAGCGATTGAAATAACAGGCGAATACAATTATGCAGTTGATACATGTAGTCCCTTAGAATTTATACACATGAAAATTCCATTACAAGACTGGCCTGAAAGTTCAGATAGATGGCAAGATACTGTACCATGGATATTAAATGACAAGGGCGAATTGATTGTGTCTAATATTAGGCAGTCTAAATTGTTTCACTATGTTGAAAAAGATTTTGTGAACAATCGAATACTAACGCAATTGGAGAATTTAAATCATGACTAATCCCTACATGACTCTCCCAGGACAAACTTATTGGGCTCACTACAATCGAGAGACTGGTATAATAAGATGTGTATCAAACGAAGTTACAATGTTCGACGAAGGCAGTGCTGAAATTTCATATGAAGAATTTAGGCAATTTGTAACAGCTGAAAAGAAAATGCACGAGCACATAATAGGATTTGCCAAAGGCACTGATGGTAAAACTAAAAAAACTATAATACCAATAGCAGATCAACTTTTTGGTTTTAGAAATCACATCTTTGAATGGATTAATGATCCTCCTGCTGATGATACAGAATTAGTAGTCACATGGAATGGTACGGAAAAAACTTGGAATTTTAAATTAAGCGATAGTGCTAAAACACGAATTAAAAAAGAAGTTATGCACAAAACAATATTCTTTGTTATGCTTAAAAACGATTTTGATTTTTTAATTAGGAACATTATTTTTGATGTAAAAGATTTAGTAAAATTAGAAAGTATCACGGTGCCATTCGAAAGTAATATAGAATCAAAAATTGAAAAGATTTCAGTGGCAACACAAATACTATTTCACAACTATGGATTGATTATAAATGATTAAAATTATAGAACAAGATATTATCTTTCTCAGCTATGATGAACCAAATGCTGAAAAAAATTATGCAGACTTGTTGACAAAAGTTCCTTGGGCTAAACGTGTACACGGAGTTAAAGGTAGTGATGCCGCACATAAAGCCTGTGCCGCACTAAGCGAAACAGAATACTTTGTTACTGTAGATGCTGACAATATTGTTGATCCTAAGTTTCTAGAAGTTGAAATAGATTTAGATGAACTAGGACTTACAGAAGAAAATGTGTTTAGCTGGTGCGGTAAAATTCACGTTAATGGACTTATGTATGGCAATGGTGGACTTAAATTATGGACTCGAAAATTTGTTAATGAAATGCGAACACATGAAAATGCTCTAGTAGATGATGCTAAAGGTCGTGTAGAATTTTGCTTTGATGATAGATATTATCAGTTTAACAACAGCTATTCGGAAAGTTTTACCAACGCTACTCCTTTCCAAGCATGGCGAGCAGGATTTCGCGAAGGCGTAAAGATGTCATTGGACCAAGGAGTAAAAGTTAACGATATTAAAAAAGTGTGGTGGCAAAACTACCATCGTCTACTAGTATGGTGCTCAATCGGAGCAGATGTAGAACATGGAATTTGGAGTATACTAGGCGCCAGAGAAGGTTGCTATATGACTATGTTTACAGATTGGGATTACGCCAATGTTCGTGATTTTGAATGGTTAACTAATCATTGGGAAACTACGCATGAGCAAGCAGAACCTGAAAAGACAACAGAATATCTAAATTTTTTAGGCAAGTGGTTAATGAAACACAGCGAATTAGAAATTGCCAATTTAGATCCTGCAGGCAGTAAATTCTTTAAAACAGTTTATCAAAATACTCCTAGAGTTTTAAGAAGAAGATAATGTACGATATAGTTTTTATTTCATATAATGAACCAGATGCAGACGAAAACTTTGCCAGTCTAAAAGAACGTTTTCCTCGAGCAAAACGTGTTGACGGAGTTAAAGGAATACATCAAGCACATATATCCGCGGCAAAGAAATCATTTACTCGAATGTTTTGGGTAGTGGACGGGGATGCAGTTATATTAAATGATTTTAATTTTGATTATAAAGTTCCAGATGACGAGTTGGATGTAGTCCATGTTTGGCGTAGTATCAATCCTATCAATAATTTAAGTTATGGGTATGGGGGAGTAAAACTATTGCCAAAACAGTTGACTATAAACATGGACACTAGTACTACTGATATGACTATGAGTATCAGTAATAAATTTAAAGCAATGGATACAGTAAGTAATATTACAGCATTTAATACTGATGAATTTAGTACATGGCGATCAGCTTTTAGAGAATGTTGTAAACTTGCAGTAATTAATAATGAAGAATCATTGGCTAGATTATATTTCTGGTGTAAGCTAAATCAACATGCGCCATTTGGTGGATATGCTTATATGGGTGCTATCCAAGGTCGAGAATACGGTGAAAAAAATGCCTCTGACAAAGAGGCACTTTCTAAGATAAATGATTTTATTTGGCTAAAAGATCGTTGGCTAGAGGGAAAACCTGAGCTATTACTTTAGCACATGCAATAGCAACTTCTTGATGCTCTTTCTGTGTGCCATTTGCACTACGTAGTTCTATAAAATGAATCCAACTACGTAGTGTTCCATTCATATAAATTCTACTTTCAATTAGGCCTTCTGGTAGTACAGCACGAGCTTGTTCTTTGGCAATACCTTTACTAACGGCCCATTCGTATGCTTCTCGACTTTGTTTAATAACTAACTCTTGCATACGTTCCCATTGATATGCTAAAAAACGATCTTCATCGTTATTATGAATATCGAGTTCTATACTGTTTTGTCTATTTTTTGTATCTTGGCGTCGTGCATCTCGCAATACAAACGACAAGTCTTTAGTAGGGTCAGCATATCGCTGACTGAATTCTTGGAAACTAAAACTTCTGTGTCTGAGGATTTGTCGGGCAATATCTCTTGTTGTGGTAATTTCGATACAGGCTGAGACCATTTCAAGTGGGCTCCAGTGCTGATGTTTGATGAGGTATTGTATGAGCTTTGCTGATGTTTCGGTGTTAAATTGATTGCTGGGATTGCTGACACGGGCGCAATACGCAATGAGTTCTTGTGCGTCTGAGATACCCATCGATGCAAATTCTTCTGTTGGTTGAGAGTAACTAAGTAATCTAACATTCATTATTTATAACTTCTTTTTCTTTAAAAATTGTTGTGTTGATTTTTCCATATCTTTACGAATACGATCCGTATCTAATTTAAAATCAACGTCACTAATGTTGTCTTCATAACTTCTACAAATTTCTGCTAGATTCTTTTCAAAAGAACGCCAACCTTCACGACGAGTTTTTGCTGTTATTTTAATTTCCCAAATCTTGCCATCTTTAAAATTGACCAGAACGGTATGGAGATACCTAAGAGGTAACACATTGAGTTTTACCTCACTAAACACTTCTGGCCATTTTGCAACAACGTCTTTGGGAAGATGTCTTCCCGATTTTGTCACGCTGTATCTTTTGCCTTCTTCTTAACAGTAGGAACTAATTCCTCTGCCTTACGACGCATTGCGGCAGCTTCTTTGGCTAGTTTGTCAGCTTGACTACGGAAGAATTTTGCCTGCTCTTCTGGAGTACCAGTTGGCGCAGTAACAGTTACTTCTGCTGTTTTGGCTGTTTCTTTTGTAGCTACAGGATCGGCAGGTGCTTTAGACAAATCAGCATCCTTGCTTGGTGTGCTAGGATCTTTCATCGCCAAATCATCTACTGCTACTCCACGCTGTTCGGCAATAATTTGATTAAGTTCTGACAACAAAATTGAATAACCTGGTGTAGGTGTCATTTCAATATCACTTGTTGGTGCCTTAATCAAACGACCTGAAGCATGTAAACTTGGTAGCATTGTAGCGCCATCTGGGAATTGTGTACGTGCTAGTGCATCTGCAAACTCGTATGAGTCTTGTCCACTTCCGCTTTCTACCAAATTGATTAATGCATCATGATAGATATCTGGCAAATTTTCTGTTGGAATAATTAGGCAACTATATGCATCGCCTGGCAGTGTACGATAAGCTACTAAACACTTTTTGTTAGTGGCCTTAACACGGGCCACATGTTTAAGTTCGGCCATATTAAGCTCCTGCTACAGTCTGTGCGGCGGCTGTTTGATCTGGTGTTCCTGCTGGTTGTTGTTTAGCAACAGCATCTAAGAATGTTGTTAGTTTGGTATAAGTTTGTCCAACTGCTACCATTTCGTTTGGTTTAAATGCACCGCGTGAGCTAGCAATATCAATGATAACTTTTAATGCGTTCAAATCATTAATAGTAAGATCTGTGCTAGAAGCATTTGGATCTTGTTGTGGTGCTTGTTGAGTTGTATCAGTCATGGTATCTCCTTAATATAATCTGTACGTACTTAATTATCTCTGTAATAAAAGTGGACAGGCAATCGTGAAAAAACTTAATTCCTTTTCACTTTCAAAACCAATAATAGTATTATACACAATAGTATTGGTGTTGTCTAATGCAAGGCTCTGTCCGATATAGTACCTATTATTTAAGTTATGGCGTATCCATTGATCTAAACTCTTGAGCAGTGATGGATTGTATTTGTCTATAGTTGTATATTTAAAATGCGGACAGGCAAACTCAACCCTCCGCAAGTTAAAATAATTTAGAGGATTGGGCTTGCCAGTCTTTAGTGCCATATTATGCTGTTGCTTTTGCAAACTCGTAATAAGCGTACTCACCAAATGGAGGAACAATCTTATCATTGCCGTGGATGATGAATACTGTATCACAGTAATTTTCGTCACCCCAGCTACCCCAAGGATAACCATCTGTAAACATAATGAACTTTTTAGGTTCAATATCGTTTTCTTTCATGTAATCCCAGTTTACATCAAACTCAGTACCGCCACCACCCATTGGTTCGTACTCATCGAACTCGTCCATTGTGTAGCCGTCATAATCTTGCTCGTTATAAACTTTAGTATCAAAACACCATACTTTAATTTTAAAGTCTTGATATTCTTGCATAATGCCCTTGATCTCTGACAAGAAATCTTTGGCTTGTTCATCACCAATTGAACCAGACATGTCAATTGCTACACAAATATCAATTGTTTCTTTAAATTGTGTACCTGGCAATACTGCATTCATGTGCCAACCTTTACGGTTAGGACGCATAAAAGTATAGTCATTTTTAATAACACTTTGGATTTGTTGACGCAAAATATCACGCCAATTCATCTTAGGTTCTGTTAATTCTTTAATCATGCGTTGTACGCTTGCAGGAGTGTTACCAGCACCTGCGGCTTGTGCCGCTTGAATTGTTGCTTCGCGAATTTCGTCACGAATTTCTTTTAACTGTTCCTTAGTATAACTTGGACGACCATCTTTGCCTTCTTTTTCCCAGTCAATATGCTCGTCAAGTAATTGACCAAGTTGTTTCAATTGTTCTTCATCCATTTCATCATAAATCTTGTCATAGATTTCTTCAGCACCCATACCATAGTACTTGCTGTCATGAAAGATTTTGATATCTGGAATATTGTGATCGCCGATATGATCGCGAACTAATTGTCCATTAACTGTATAGTCACAGGCAATGTTAAAGATTTGAGCATCACGTCCTTCGCGACGTGTCATATGATCAAATACATTATGCAAGATTTCGTGTGCAATGACAAACTCTACTTGTTTAACTGTAAGTTTCTCAAAAAATTCACGGCAAAAATAAATGTGACGTCCGTCTGTTGCGGCAGTTGGCAACCATTTTTCTGCTTCCTGTATTTTCAAACGTGTAGCCATGTTGCCAAAAAACGGATGTTTTAATAGCAATGCAACACGAGCTACGATAATCTTGTCTATGACTGGATCTGAATGTGACATACTTGCTCCTGAATGTTTACTGTATGTATATATTATAACACCTCCCGTAGGAGGTGTCAATTGGTACTAAGCCAAATTACTTCTCAGTTGCGGCGCTAATGTACTTACCAAACTTAGCATGGAAGTCATCAAAGCACTTAATTTCATCTGGATCCAACGGCAACTTGTATTGGCTAAGGGCAATTTTAGTACCCATAATAACCAATTCTGTTTCAAAATTGTCCATAATGAACTGGAAGAAGTTGTTGACTTGATCGTTCCAGTTTTTGGCTTTCTTATCGCAGGAGTTTTTAAGCTCGTAGCACAAAGACACAGTCAAAGAGTACATTGCTGAAATCTCTTTTGAATCCATCTTTTTAACCTTACCACTCAAAATATCTGAAGGATTAGGCATCTTAGATGCATGTTTACGGTGTGCCATAAACTTAATAGCCAAACCTTCACCAACTGAACCACTAACTAGATCAGTCAGTGTTTCGTTATCAACATCGTCGTCTGTAAGCAATTCGCTTACAAATGACCAAGAGCGTGGTGTAGCAAAAGAACGTGAGCTGGACTTTGGATCAAAATCGTACAAGTCCTTTTTACTAAAAGTAAGATAACCAATAACATCTGGATGCACGTTATTGTCAACAGCCCACTCAAAGTAGTCATCCCAATCAACAGCCATTTCTAAGTGAACGAAACGGTTTGCCAATGGGCTAGGCATACGATAGCTAACACCTTTGTCAGTTTCACGGTTACCAGCGGCAACCATTACTACGTTATCTGGCAATTCGTATGTACCAACTTTGCGGTTAAGCACTAGTTGATAAGCCGCCGCCTGTACGCTAGGAGCCGCCGAATTAAGCTCGTCCATGAACAAGATAATTTGTTTGTGATTTTTTGCAAATTCTGCGCTTGGCAATTCTGAAGGAGGAGCCCAACGCATTGTGCCTTCGTTGGCATCAAAGTATGGAATACCTTTAATATCTGTAGGTTCCCAAAGGCTCAAACGAACATCGATTACATGAGCATCGAGCTCTGAACCAAGTTGTTTAATAATATCTGACTTGCCAATACCGGGAGGACCCCAAATAAAGATCGGACGCTTACTATTAAACGCCTTACGCAAAGACTTTTTAGCGCCTTTTGGGCCTACTGTACGGGTTACTAGCTCTTTTGACATTGTGTTTCCTATCTTAAGTTGAAGTGAACTAAATTTGTTACGCTATGTAAGTATTATACAGTCAACTTGTAGGAATGTCAATCCTGATTCATCTCTTTTTCACGCTCATTCATGGCTTTAATTAAGCCAAATTTTCTGATGTCGTCACTAAACAACATTAGCTCAAAATTCTTGCGTTCATTGAAAACAGTTATAGACATTGGAGTAAGGTAATATGGGCAGTCTACATACCTTTCCAAAAATATGATAGTTTGAGGACTGAGTTCAATTGGTTCAGTAAATGGAATTTCGTAGGCGGCCAAATCCAATTCTTTAACCAAAAATTCATAACCTTCGTCAGTCAAACGAAAAGCAGTATCCTTGCCTGCTCGATTTGATTGCCACCATTTTCTAGAATGTATTTTTACATTAGCATCGTCTATGCTCTTGCCCCATTGTTGTAAAAATATTTTGGTTAAAACTTCTTGTGTTATCATTTAACTATAGTGCCTTGGGTCAGCATAACGACTTGAAAGTCTTCTGTGCCAAATTGCAAATTCAATTTCTTTGCCAAATTACGTGCATGGCCAGGATTTGAGAAAGAAACTTTTTTATACTTTGGACCTGGATAACTAGTTAGACTATTAAACGATTTTAAATTAAATGGCTCGTTTTTATAGAATACAGCCCAAATGGCATCAGCCTCCAAAATCTGCTCAGCCTTGTAGGTCTTCTTATTAGTGTACTCTAATAGTACTTTAGGTTTTGGTCGACTCATAATATGCATACCTCAGATATATACGCATATATTTATCAATAAATTGAATCAATTTCGACATCGGTATTCATATTCCAAGAGATAATAGTTTTAGGTTTATTGCTAAAATTTATAGGTGCTCTATGAATTATGAAACTAGGAAATGTTAAAATATCGCCTTCTTTAACATCAAGTTCAAATACTTCTTCTTGATTCATTGGATTTTTTAATTGTGTTTTTGGACTACCTGGAGGTAAATCTAAATAATACACGTTAGTCCAGTTGCTTGAATGTACATGCCAGTCGTGTTTAGAATTAGTGTAATATTGTTGAAACCATATTTCGTTTATTACAAATTTTTTATAACCTAACACGTTAATAAACTTAGTCAAATAATTCATTAGTTCTGGTTGTAAAATCTTCAACCATTCTTTTTCAGAATCGAGTTTTGAAGTATTCCAATCAGATCGTGTTATGTCAGTTAACCCAGTTTTATCCACTACTCTATTAAATTCTTTTTGAGAATTTATAGCGTTTAAAATCAAAGGTTTTAAACTTGCATGAGAATCAAAATGCCCAACTACACACGGGCATTCTATTTTACTTATTTTCAAACCCACCACCATCGATTTCAATTTGTACTTCTTCTTGGCTTACATATCCTTTTAGACTATTAAACATTGTTTCGTAGTCTTGATGCACTTTATCTTGTATTTCAAGTAGTGCTAGGCCAAGTAAACGAGCCTGTTGAATTGTCATTTTTACTTCTTTAGCCTGTGACAACTCAGCGGCACGTAAAATTTGTGCAAATTGTGATAGTGGTGTTAGATTAATCTGATTTTGCATTAGCTAGTACCTGCTTCATTTCAAGTTCGTCTTTAAACGGACCTCGATATTCATTACGTTCTAATGTAATTAATTTAGGACAAAATGATTTAACCCAACCTTTGTTAAATTTGATTGTATAGTATCCTGCACAATACAAACTTTTACTGGCATTGCTTTTAGTAAACAATGGTAATTTTTCTTGTACATTGTACATTGGATTGTATGGTTTTGAACTTGTTGGAAATCCGTGACATTCGTGGACTTCTGGTTCTGTAACTTTAACTTTAGTGCTAGTTAGGAAAAATCCTTCTCCAAACTGTTTAGTTAAGTCTTGTTTTCGATTAAACATAACTTCGCCTGTAGTACTACTCAGAACGAATTTGTTGTTTTCTTTTTTGTGAAGTGTTGCAACCTTAGAGCCATCTTGCTCTACGATCCAAAACTTACCATCCACAATAGGCTTGGCATGTATCTCTGTCATATTTTTCTCCTTACACCCCGTAGTTTTATTTGGGCATGTTTTTTCGTATACACAATTATTACTAGGCCCCGAAGGCGCACTAGTAATATACGTATTTATCCCTATCATTCTTCGACAAAGTCCACTACATTGCCGTCAGCATCTGCGCAGATAATACGGACAGTTTCACCAGCTTCGTTTTGGATTTCAATTGGCCCCCAAATCCACCATTCGGTGTCATCTTGGCTCCACGGATCTTCTTCACGTTCTTCTAATTCATATGGGCTATTTTCGTCGAGAAATTCTTGGATTTCTTCTTCTGCTTCTTCATCTAGTCCTTCGATTTCGATATCATACCAGCAACCTCCATCATCCATGCTAATAAGCTCAACGCTTTCAATATTGTTAACAGAACAGTCTAACATATTGATGCTGTCTTTCTTGCCGTCGCCTCCGGGCACTTCTGTAAATTCAAACTGCGGTAGGTTGTCGTCTGTTGTTTCTACAGTCCATGATCCCCAACGGAATCCGTTAGTAACAGTAATTTTACCGTCACCGTTTTGCTGAGTGTATGTTTCAACTTCTTGGCAAGATTTTTTATAATGTGTACTAACAGTCCATTGGGCCATGTTTATCTCCTTAATTATTCTACTTCCATTGTGTTCCACTCTTGTACTACAGCAAGCATTTCTTCTTCTGTATTACATAGAACTTTGGCAGTTTTCCAATCGTCATCTTCATTGCGACCGCCTACTTCAACCATAAAACCGTTATCGTAACGATTGATAGTGATTGACTCATTTACTTTTGATAATTTGCTTAATTTAGACATTTAGTTCTCCTTGATATTTTGCCTGGAATGGCTCTGCGTATTGCTGAATGTTATCAGCAATTTTTTTCATATCCCAAGCATTACAAAACTTGAGCATACGAATACCTACTTGATCTACTGTTTTTGGTTTTGCATTAGCTTCAATTGTTTCTCGAATTTTAACTTTAACATCTTCTGGTTGTGCTGTTAGATCGCATAGTTGTACATTACGCTGATAATCTTCTAGGACTCTGTGTTCTTGCCCATTGTGATCAACCCATCTCTGTAGCATGAGATTGTTCCACGCAAATCCTTTGGCTTTACGATCTTCGAACGCTTCAGTAAGACCAACTTTGTTTTTTGTACCTTTAGTACGCACACCTGGATACGCCGAGAAGACATTATCACTGGTATCACCACGCATACATTTCTCGAAGAGCATCCATTCTGGATCTTGTGCTGGCTTTGGTTCTTTTGTTTTCTTGTCAATAACTGGTTTACCTTTAGCATCGAAAATACCTTTGTGTGTAATATGTAAATCACCTACACCGTTATATTGACTTACATTCGGGCCCACTAATTGTGCAAAATCTCCATCTGTTGAAATAATAACATGCTTTGCATCTGGATGAGCTTGTATCCATCCTGCAATCAAATCATCAGCTTCTAGGTTTTCATGACGCATTACAGT